CGAAGTCACGGGCGTTGAAGCGGGACTTCTTGATGCCGAAGATCGCGCCAGCCGCTACCGTTGGTTCGTTGTCGTAGTCCTTCATTTCTTCTTTCCAGCTCCAGCGCAGACCGCCCTGGGTGCCGTAAGCCACCACACCGGCCTGACGGCCCATGAACAGTGCGCGACCGGCGTTGACGTTGGCGCCTGCACCGTAGTCGCTGAAACGGATGGCGTTGCGGTGTTCGTGCAGTACCACGTTCTTCACCATGCCCAAGCCACCCTTGAAGATCGGGTTGTTGCGACCTTCGGCAGCAGCGGCAGCCTTCTGGATGTCGATCCAGGTGGAACCAGCAGCGGTACGCAGGTCGTGCGCCTGGAACGGGTTCATCACGCAGACGTAATGCTCTTCGCCGTCGAGGCTGACCGGCACCATGTTGGCCGCTTCCGGGTCTTGCGCTTGGAGCATGGTCGACTTGACCTGGGCCTTCTCGATCAGAAGGGTGGTCATTTTGTCGCCAGCCACCATGGAAGCTTTGGACGTCGCAGCACCGCCGTACAGCAGGTGACCGACATCCGGGGCTTGAATGGCGTTACCCGCGCGGCCGGTGTAGCCGATTGGGAACAGGAAATCCTTGTTGATCCCGCGATCACCCGACAGGTAGATGAACATCAGTTCATCGTAGAAGCGCGACCAGTAGTCCGACAGCAGACGCTTGGCGTTGCCACGCAGGTTCAGGTTGGTGCGCTTGCGCGTCATTGCGCCGCCAGCCGACACCGCGTGACGAACCTGGTCGATGGCCACTTCGTCGGTGTAGTACTTCTGGCTTTCTTCCTTGCCTTCCAGGCGAGCGTCGCCCTCGGTCGCTTCACCACGCAGCTGCACCGACAGGTCGAAGGACACGCGGTCGCCCGGATCGCTTTCGAGTTCGGTTTTGCGCTGGATGATCGAGTTTTCGTCAGTGCCGACGAACTTCTTCTCGAAGTAGGCTTTTTTGATTTGATCGACGGCCAGGCCGGTCGACCATGCTTTTTGCGCCTTGGGATCGCCCCAAGCGATGACAGTAGAGCCCATTTGGCTACCCTCTAGTGATTGAGTGAATCAGTCACATAGGCAGCTCCTGCGCTCTACGTTGGTTTGATTATCGAACGAGCAGCTGCATTTTGCAACCGCTCGCCCCGTGTTAGCTGGCCAGCAAGCCCTGACGCAGGAACTGCGCCGGGGTGCTGTCTTCTTTGACGCGGGCAATCTTCACGCTGCGGTCGGCCTCAAACGCGACGCGCGCATTACGGCCTGATTTGTCTTCGAGGGTGATCACGACGGCATTCGGGCCTTCGCCGATCTTCACGCTCTCGCCGGGTTTCAAGTCCAATCGCAGCATAGGGTTAGGCTCCTGCGGCCAGGTAAGCGTTCTGGTCGGCTTCGCTCATCTTGGAGAAGGCCGCTTCACGCTGGTCCGGGTTCATCCGGTTGAGGTGGACAAAACGATTCTCTTCGGTCGCCACGACGTCGGACGCCGGCACGCTGGCCAAGGTTGGCGGCGCATTGATCGGCTTCGGCGGGGTGGGGGCGGGCTTTGCAGCTGGCGCGGCGGTACTGGCCGCCTTGGCTGGCAACACACCTTCGGCCACACAGTAATCGTGGGCCTTCTGCATGATCGCGGTGGCGCCCAAGGTGGCGTTGGCCGGATCGCTGGCCACCTGGATCACCGCCTGGTTCAACGTCTGGAAGCGCAGGTTCTTCGGGTCGTTGGGAATCTTCACGTCACTGAGGAACGTGCTGATTTCCTTGTTCCGGTCATTGGTGATGCGCTGGTTTTCCAGGTCGGTGGCAATCTCGGCACGGTCAATTACCCGCTCCAGCTTGCGTTCTTCCTTGTTCAGCGCTTCCAGCTCGGCGTTCATTTCGCTGGCGGTCAGGTCGCCGTCGTCGAACTTGGCGGTGATTGCCTTCTTCTCGTCACCAATCGCGGTCAGGCGCTCAACGGTGCCTTCAGGGACTTGCGCGACCAATACCGGCTGGCTGGTTTCCGCGACAGGCGCGGGCGCTTCCTGCGCGGCAGCGGCGGCAGCATCAGCGGCAGCCTTCTCTTCGGGGGTGGGCTCGCCCTTTGGCTTGGCGGCTTCAGCGGCAGCCAATGCGGCAGCGGCGGCAGCGTCTTCGATAGCCTTGGCATCAGCGGCGGTTTCAGCTTCGCGCTGCGCTTCCTTGGCCATCAGGCCGGCGTCTTCCGGGGTATGCCCCTTGCGCACCACTTCATCGATGTTGAACACCGGATCGTCTTCGCTGGCGCCGGCGATCTGTGCGTTCATTTCAGCCAGGGCCGACACTTCGTCTTCAGTCAAGCCAGCGTTTAGGGTTGCTTCAATAGCCATTTCAAAAACCTCGGGTCGGGAGTGGGGGTGTCACGGTGATCATTGCGGGCCACCCGGGAGCGGGATGCCCTGCTGCATCGATTGGGCTGGGCCTTGCTGTTGTTGCTGGGCCTGCTCCTGTTGTTGCTGCTGCATTTGCTGCTCTTGCAGCTGTTGCTGCTGCATCTGTTCCTGTTGCGCGGCCTGGTCCTGCTGGGCCTGCGCCTGGGCTTGCTGGGCTTCCTCTTCGGACTTCGAGACATAGCCCGACTCATGCAGCAAGGCGTCGGCCACCGGCAAGATCGCCGGGTTGAGCATGGAAATCTGCGCGGCTTCGACCGCCGTCAGCTGGGATTGCATGCTGGTGAGCACGGTGTCGACCATGGTTTTCTGTGCGGCCGTCTCGTCCTTGATCGATTTGGCGTTGAGGTTGCGCAGTTGCGCGGCGGCCATGATCTGCTGTTGTTTCTGCGCCTCGGCCTGGGCCTGTTCGGCTTGCAGCTCTTCCGGGGTCGGCTCGGTGGCGTCCGGGTCGCGCATGCCGGTGATCTGGCGAATCCGCTTGACCATTTCCTCGCCGTTCGGCAGGTCCAGCTCTTCAATGAGCAGGTCGAGCAGCACCAACTGCACTTCAGGCGGCAGGCTTGGCATCATTTCCGCCAACTGCTGCGCTTGCGCCTGACGCAGGGAGGCACGCCATTCGCTGTCACTGATGATGAAATCGGCCTGCGTGCGGGTGATGTTGTTCTCGGGCAGGCCATCGTTGATGTCGACGAAGTCCGGAGTGCCGCGCTGATTGGTGATGCGGAACTGTTTCTGCTCGGTGAAATACTGCTCGCACAGGCTCAGGGTGATTTCGCCGTCGACCTGGAACGCATAACGCAGGTTGTCGAACAGCTTGGAGGTGGACTTGCTGCCCTGGTCCTGACGCGCCTGGATCGCCACGCCCGACTTGGCGTTGGTGGTCTTGCCCATCTGCTCGTCGGTTACGCCCGATACCGACTGAATCATGTTGATCGACTGGCTCATGATGTCCAGGTGTGCCGGGGCCAGTTCGCGGTCAGTGTTGATTTCGAGGGTCTTGCCTTGGCGCTTGACGATCACGCCATCCGGGCGGCTGACTTCATCCAAGAACTCGCCCATGTCAGCCACGGCGCCCTCTTCCATGATGACCTTGTTGGCCGACAGGATGAACAGCGCCTTGGACGCACGCTTGTTCACGTCGTCCTGAATGTCGCGCATGGCGCGGATCATGCCGTAGGGCATGTTGTCCCGGCCGCGGCGGTAACCCCACACCGGGATAAACGGGAACTTGTTGTGTTTGTACGGGCTGCGGCCGACGTAGCACATGCCGCTGGTGGTCATGATGCACAGGTTCATGCTCATCATCATGCGTTCAGCCACCACCGACTCACCGCCCTGCACCAAGTCCTGGTGATTCTGGTCCTGCGGGTCGAACTCTTCGCCCTGGCGCTGGCCGGCGACGATCTTCTGCACACGCTCAGGCTTGCGGAACCACACTTCGATCATGCGCACGCGGCGGCGCTCGACGCTGTGATCGGACATGCCGCGACCGAGCGAATCCATTTCGTCTTCGGCGAAGTCCATGATTTCGTCGCCGTTGGCCAGGTCAGTGCCATAGCGTTCGCTGGTGCTGGCCGAGCGTTCGAGCATTTCCGCGCGCTCAGGGAACATGGCAATCGCCACGTCCAGATCCACCCACTTGATGCGGATCACATAACGCGCGTCGGACAGGTCGAACTCGGTGGACGCGCTGTCCCACAGCATGTTGCGCCACGACTCATAGCGGTTATAGATCGGCTCGCCGTTGTCGCGCTCGGTGACGCCCGATTCAATCCAGCCCAGGCCGACCTTGACCGCGTCCTCAAACGAACGGGAGCGGTTGAACGGCGTGCGGTTGACGTCGCTCAGGTACTTCATGAGCTGGGTCTTCTTCTGCGCCGGCTTGGCGTCTTCCTTGCCGCGCGGCAGCACCTTGAAGTCGGAGCGCCCGCGCTTCTCGCTGCCAATCACCCAATTGATCGACTGGGTGATCACGTTGTAGCAGATCGGCGCCTGACCACGATCCTTCAGCTCTTCGGCGTCGGCCTGACTCCATTGGTCGTTGTCGTAGTAGTCCTCATCGATCGCCATCTGGATGCGGTTATCGTTCTGCCGGTCCAGTTCCCGCTGGTAGTAGCCGAGCAACTTGCCATGCAGCCGGTGGTGCTCGTCGTCGTCCAGCGGGTTGCTGGCCGCCTCTACCTCTTCGAACTCGCCTTCAAAATCCTGGCCAACGCGCGAAGCCAAGCCTTTCTTGATGCGGGTGTGGTCGTCGCTGGCCAGATCAAACACAGGCGTTACTCCTTAGTAGTGGTGATGCAGTTCGTGGGTGGTCTGGCGGCCAGTGTCCTGGTCGGTCAGCGTCGCGTCGGCGCCCACGAACGAACCAATCACCGGGCGCGGCGGCATCTTGATCAGGTCGAGCAACGAGCCATGAATCGCCTCGGCGATCTTGTGCGTGCGCTGCATGTCATCGCTAAAGCCCAGCAATTGGCTGAATTCGCGCGCGCGTGTGAGCAAGTAACGCGGTTCGTCGTACAGGTGTGCAGCAGAAAGCGCGATACAGCACGGCTTGGAACGGATCGACACGCCGTCGAACATGTTGATGCGGTAGGTCGGCACCAGGCACAGCACCGGCTCGCACTCGTTGATGTCGGCGCCGTACCAGGTGCCGATGATCGTCAGGTCGCCCAGCACCCGGGTAAACGAACGGTTGGTTAGGTCGAGGACGGGCGCGTTCATAGGCTGCTCATCCGGTGAAACTCGACACGCATGCCGTCTGCGGCGCTCTCGTCTTCGGTGACAACGATCGAGTAGTACCAAGGCATGTTGCCCAGTGGCACCACGTCGAACTGCTCGCACATCGCGGTGTACTCGATACCACTTGAAAAGGCTTGGCTCTTGGCATCGACCACCAGTACCTGGCTGAGCATGGCGCGCACTGCATGCGGCGATTGCTCGATCAGCATGCGACCAATGCGGAAGATGCCAGTGCGGTCGCGCAGTTGTTCAAAGGGCATTAGCCCTGTCTCAGTAGTCATTCGACGATCTTCCAGTCACTGGCCAGCATGTCGGTCTGACTCGGCGCCCACGCGCCAAAGGTGCCAGTCGGGAAGGACAGGCACAGCTGCGGGTAACGAATCGCGGTGTGCTCGCCGCCGTTGGTGTTGAACAGGCTAACGCTCAGACCGTCGATGGTTTCACCGTTGTCCGGGGCCGACTCTTCAGCCAGTGCAAAACCGGCATAAGGACCGTGCACGCTGCCAGGCTGAAGGAAGGCGAACAGGCCTTTGCCGTTCCAGCCAGCGCGAGCGGCACGCTTGCCGGACTTGATCGCGCGCAGGGCGTCGCAGAAATTCAGGTTTTCGGTGGTGGCGGTCATTGTGCAATGCCTCGGGCTGGGTTGGGTTTGGCGGTGGCGATCGCCTGCTCTTCTTGGGCGATCAGTGACAGTTCTTCGTCACTAGGGGCAGCAGGCAGATCGTCGATGGTTACCAACTGGTGCTTACCTGGCCAGTCCAGTTCGATAATCAAACCATTAGAGGCAACAAAGCCCAGGCGTGGGTGCGGCGTGAGGGTTTCGAACGGCTTGTAGCTGGAGCAGGCGGCCACGTATTCAATCATGGCGGCATGCACCAACAACTCAAAAGGGTGGCTGTCATCCAGCGAAGGGTGACTGAAATAGAATGTCACTTCGCGCGGGCGGCATTTTGGCTCGAATCTAATCACGATACCCTCCAGCTTTTACGTGAGCCCCGAACGCTTGCAATGCTCTTCTGCGGGCCATGGTCGATAAATCCCTGCGCGTGCTGGCGCAAGGCGTCTGCGGCTTCGGTGTGACCGTCCTTCAAGGGGCGATCACTCCATGTTTGGGTCTGTGTGTTCCAGGCCTTGCGGTACAACTCGATGTGTTGCAGGCCTTCCTTACAGTTTACCTCATCGAACCAGTAGGTGCTAAAAGCGTTACGTGTGGCTTGAATGCCGTGCTGCAACTCGCTGACGCGCTGGACAATCTCGACGCGGCGCAGGCCGAGGTCTTCGAGCATCATCTTTGGCGACTTGTTGACGTCCTCACCCTGGCGGATGTGGTTGCCGTCGTGCGGCAGGTAATGCGTGCCCCACACGTAGCCGGTCTTCTGCAACTCGGTGACGTAGTGGGCGTAGGGTTCGGTCCAGCCTTCGATAAAGCCAATGAAGTTGTCGCGCTGGCCCACGCGCTGGTGCAGCCAGATGGCCGCGCCGTCACTGCTGCCGATGTCCCAAAAGGTATTGACCGGCAGGCCCGGGTGATACGGCACAGTGGTGATGCGCTTCTGTTTGCGCGCGGCAATCAGCTGCATCTTGTAATAGGTGCCTTCGGTTGACTGCTGGAAGGCTTCCTTCGAGGTCGACGGGTACTCTTGCCACATGCGCTCGTCTTGGCCGCCGAACAGTTCGTCACGGGTGGTGATCCACCAGGCGCGCTGCGTGGCGGTGATCGGCTTGCCCACCTTGCCTTCCAGCTCATCGAAGTAGCTGTGCTCTTTCTGGCTGATGATCACGCCGGCCGGATCGCACTGATAGCCGTCCTCGTCGTGCCAGGGGAAGAAGTGGAAGCGGAATTGCTTGGGGCGCAGCTTCACGCCGGAATCATGCAAGGCCTCGGCGCGGTTGGACTTGTCGAAGAAGTCGCCGCCACGGCCTTCAGCAGTCGACTCGATGAAGATGATCCCGCTGTCCGGCACCGCCGGGAATGTACCGGTAACGATTTCCTCGGCGCGATCGGGGTACTTCGCGCAAATCTTGCCGTACTCGGACACATGCAGGTAATGAATGGTGTCGCCGCGCATTGACGTGCCCACCTGGATGGTCGAGCCGTTGGCGAGGGTCATTTCCATCACGCTGCATGACTTCAGCGGAATCGCATTGCGCAGCACTTCGGGCAGGCGGTCATAGGCAAACTTGATCTTCTTGAATATCTTCTTCGCCGCATCCTCGGTGTGAGCCAGCACGCCCAGGTTGAGGTTGGGTGTCCACATGGCCACGTCAAGGAAGAAGATTTGAATCAAGGTGGTAAAGCCCAGCTGGCGGGCTTTGAGGATCAAGTTGCGGTAATGCAGCCGAGCCATCAGCGCCTGCTGGGCGCGATTGGGCTCGAACTTAACCACCACACCCTGCGCATTATCATCGTCGTCGTCTTCACTGGCGTCCTTGGTTTTGATCCAGTAGAGATTTGACATCCTCCAAACCGGATCGCCGAGCGCCTGCTTGAACTCTTCCTGAGTCATCGCCTCGATGGGCTTGTAGGCGACGGCCGCCATTACAGCCCCTTCTCGATGGCCAGCAGGCGGATGGCACGCGCATCTTCCAGCGCGTTGTGCGGCAGTTTCGACACAGCGTCGAGGTCGCGGCGCACCTCCATGGTCAGCGGCGGCGTAGCCATACGCATGCCCGGACCAGTGATCAGCGCCTGGCAGAAGTGAGCGATGTCCTCGGGCCAGTCGGCAATGATGTGCACGCGCTCGAACTGCACCAGGTACTGGCCAAGGCGATGCTTAAACCAGTTCTCGGGGATCGGGTGGCGGTTGATGATTGGCATCACATGCTCAGCCACCCACGGGCCAGGGTTGTCGCAAGGCAGCGCCTCATAGAACTCACGGCCGTCCTGCGCCACCAGCGCCATGCTGATCAGCGCGCCACGGAACTCGTTGAACTCGCAATCGATGTAGAGGTTCATCAGCGCACCGTCCTATGAGTATTGCCACAGCGTCGGCAGCGGGTGGTTACAAAGTGGAGGTTGATGTCTTCGCCTGATATGACGCTGCGCCCCTTGTGCGAATGGACGGTCGACACTTCGTCATGCAAATTCAGCCAGCACAGTCGCTTCCCCCATGCGCGTAGAAGAAAAGCGCAGGCCAATGACCCGCGCGACTTCACAGATTTCACGTAGGCGCGCGCTTTAGTCATGCTCGGCCACCGGTTTCAGGACTTTGCCGGCCATTTGGGTCATCAGCGAGGCCAGCGGGTTATCCGCCTCGACACCATGGTTATGGTCAACCCGGTCGCGGAACTCATCTTTGCGACGGTTCTTCAGCCAGAAGATCATCGACGTCGGGTCAGGCGGGTAATGCTTGGTGATGGGTGTCTGCACGATCACGCCGTCGACCACGCGGATGTCGATCTCGGGATGGCTGTAGCCAATCGCCCGGTGATACAGCGACGACACCACGCGATCGTCAGCAGAATCCTTGCCAACCTTTAAGGACTCCGAAAAGGCTGGGTGCTTGAGCTTCCAAAGGTTGAAGGTCGACAGGGCGACGCCGAAGAACGCGGCCATTTCGATATCGGTCGCCCCCATCTGCGCCAGCACAGCAGCCTGCTTGACGTATGCGACTTTGTATGCAGTAGGGCGGCCGGTCTTCGGCTTGGCCTTTGCCTTGCGCTTGGGTGGCGCCTTGGTCTTCGCCGTTACGGTCATGGATGGCCTCATATGTAAAGTGGAAACAGTAGGTTTGATTATCGAACCATAGCGAGCGCTAAGCAACAGGCATAAAAAAGCCCCGCGGGATTAGGGCGGGGCTTTTCTTCGGTGCTTCAGCTTAGGCGGGTGAAAAGCCTTCGTATTCTTCGACGCCGGGCTTCACCGAGGACATGACAAAGTGATTGCTCGATGCGCGCAGGTTGGAACTGATCGTACTGTCGGTGGCTTCACTGCCCTCTCGCCATTGGGCAAGAGCCAGCTCAAGGCGCGCGGTGGCAGCCAGGTGCATGTCGGTCATGCGGTCCATCGAGGTGACCAGGTAGCTTACCGGTCGCTCCATGGCGAACACGGACGGACCGAAGCATGCGCAGATCGCCAGCGCGGCATAAGACAAGAATCGTTTGATCATCATGTACTGCTCCATCAGGTTTAGGTTGGCAAAGGTCGAGCATAGTCGACGGTCATAAAAAAGCCCAACGGTTTAAGGTTGGGCTCAGTCCGAACTCTTAGCTGTCGGCGCTTGTGTGTACTGGCCCCGCCCCAGTCCGCTCAAGTCTTTCAGCATGTCCCAACCTTGCGGCTGTCCGGTCTCAACGGATTCATGCGCAGACGCTTGAGGCGCCATGCTTTGCTACAGATGGCCGGTTATCCCGAGCCGCTGCGTCTAGGTGTTGATTGCCTCGGCTCCCGATGGTCCAAGGCCACGCCCGCTTTCATCTGCATCTGAGAGCGTTCAGCGGCTCGTCACTTGAGTACGAAACACGCCCGTTCCTGTCCTACGTCATGGTAGCCCTACGGGGTCTCCCGGCTTTCCACTCACACAGGGTCCGTGGACCGCTGAACGCTTTCAGATACAGCCTGGACTTACAGCGGCACAAACTCCCGCGCGGGACCGCATGCCAGGACAGCACTGAATACAAATGGCCGGGGCTCTATCCGGCTTATCGCCATAACTTCATCTGTATTGGGAAAGGCCAGGGAGAATCGAACTCCCATTTCCCTTATGGGCGCCTTGGCTAACCGATGATCAGTCGGCACCTTTGCCATTAGACGATGGCCCTTCCCGATAAAGACGATTGCCGCATGTGCGGGCTGGTAGCTGGGGAGCCACATCTTTCGCGCTTCAGAACGAACTGGCAGTTTAACAGCACAGCTCATCTAACCGCAAATGCTCAAGCCTGTGACAATTCGCGCAAAGCATGACGCACTTATCAAGCTCCGCCTTAACAACCTCCCATGAACGACAATGCCCGCCACCAGCCATCGCGAAGTCTTTTAACGATGGGTCAATATGATGGAACTCGAACACTGACGGAGGATAAACGACTCTGCAATGAAAGCACGATCCACCTTTGTGCTCGACGGCCATTTCCTTGATCTTTCTCCTTCGTTTCTTTACAGCAATTACCGCACACTTAAGGCATCGACCATTAGACCGATCCTTCGTTGCATCCCTGAAAGGTGTAAGACCATGAATCGCACAAACTTTATCCATTAAAAAGCCCCCGATTAAGGAGGCTAGATTAACACAAGTTGTTAACCTCTTACGGGTTAGTTGCGGCGCGAATCATGCAGTCCAGCGACTCCAACAGCTTACGCAGACCGGCTGACTTCTCCGGGCCGTCCGGTAACAGGCTATCCATGATCCCGGCCAAGTCGGCGAACGGCTTGGCGATAGGGCGATCACTGAACGACAGGTGCTTGCATTCGAAGTGCTTCAAGATCGGGCTGGGCATGACGCCTCCTTATGGTGATCAATGCAAATGCGTTTGGCTTCATCGACGGTCTTATACGCCCCGCCGATAAAGCTACCGCGCAGGCTGGGGCGGAACTGCTCGCTGGTGCCCGCACGAAAGCGCGCCACCACATACCCTTCGTCACTGACGACCGCGTGCGGGCCTTGGGCTTTCCACTTCATGAGCGCAGCGCCTCGTCAGGATCGAAACCGAACTCACGGCACAGGCCGCGCGCTACGGTGCTACCCACACAAAACAAGTCCATGACCAATACCCAGCGCTCAGTACCGTACATGCTTTTGCGTTTGCTCGGGCCTTTCAGGCTGGCAATGGTGCGCCGGATTAGTTCGCGCTCTTCGAACTCGTTGCCGTCAATGGTGATCATGCTTCACCCCTCAATATCCGGTCATGCCGGATCAAGGCCTTGGTCTTCATCGCCAGCGACATACCCATGACTGCCGCGCTACAGCCTTCACGAATCGCCCGATAGGCGCTGCGCTCTATGCGTTCCAGCGCGCCGAGCGCACGACGAACCCTGACAGCCAACTCCAGCGGCGTGCCGATACGAACCTCAATCGCGCAGCGCCCGCACACTTTGCCCAAGCTGAAGTGGTTCACATACGCATGGTGGTAGTTACCGCAAACGTCACATTTGAATTTAAGGCTCATGCCTACCCCCTTGCCACGTAATGGTTGCCACGCTTCTCGCTGCCATCCGGGAACACCACGCGCTTGTCGGCGCCGTTGGTGAGGCGGATGACGTCGCGATCCTTGGCCACGACCTTGAAGCCTTGAGCCTGGCGGGCGTTGACTGTCTTTTGCTGCTCGGGCGTCATGGCGTCACCTTCTTCTGCCACCCGCTGGCATTGATCTTGCGCCATGCGGCCTTGGCTTCCTTCGGGCTATGGCAAACATGAACACTGAAGCCGGACAGGACAACCCAAAAGTGCCGGCGCGTACCGATGTATCGACTTTCAGCAAGCCCGGCAACCGGACCATTCTTTTGCTTCAGGATTCTCGCCTCTTTCTTCTTCATTCCCCGAACCCCTTCAGCAAAACCTTGAGCTGGTTGGCCTGAGCGATGATCGCGGCGTCGGCTTCGCGCTGCGCCGCTACCGACAGCGCCACCTCTTCCACACGCAAGGACAGGGCGCGCAGGCGTTCGCCGTACTCGCTGGCCATCAGCGTCAACTCAGTAGCCACCGTGGCGAGCAGGTCAAGCGGGGTTGGTTCTGTTTTCTTTGCGGTTGGAGTCTGCATTGGCGCCTCGATGGTGATGGCCTGGGTTGCCTGGGTGTTTTTGTCTTCGCTCAAGCGCAGGTACGGCTGCACGGCGACACGCTGGAAATAGCCCTTGGGCAATTCCTTGACCAGGCCGGCGTCCTTCATGTCGAGCAGACAGCCCCGCACGGCATGGGCGGCGATGCTGATGTTGTTGTTGCGGATGGCGTCGAAAATAGCATTCTCCGGCCACGCTTCCTGGATCGGCACGCCCTCGAACACCTTGCGCGCCACACTGCTTTGTCCTTCCAACAATTGCCGTTGCCTCGATTCTTTCATCACTTGGGAAAAGCTCCTTGCTGACGGGGTGGTTATTGTGGCTTTGCTTGGGTCGGCCAGCCCTTGGGCAGATGATCCGCCAGCGCCTCGCGGGCTTCATCCAGCAGCACATCCACCACCAGCGGGTTGCAGATTTGCGCGCTGCGCAGCTTCTTGGCGACCACTTCCGCCAGATCGCTCAGCGCCTTGACCTCGGCCAGCAGCGCCAGCACCACGGCCGGCGTTGCCGCCGCGACCAGCCGGGCGTGCGCCTCATTGATCGCGGCGTACTGCGGGAACGAGCGGTTGCGATACACCTCCAGCACAATGCCGGCCGTGTTGCGCAGGTACATCTGGTTGCCGTCGTACTCGACCAGACGCAGCGGTTCGGCCGGGCAAGCCTCAGCCGCCTCGGCCAGGCGCTGCAATTCTTCCTTGCTGATCATGGCGACACCTCAAAGATGGGCTCTTGATGGAACACGCTGATCGCGGGCGACTTGCACTGGTCCTTCTTGGCCGGCTTCAGTTCGGCGGGCAGGTAGTCGCCAAACACCCAAATCATATTGGTTTTGACGCGGCCGAGCTTGATCGGGCTCAGACCCTTGATGATGGCCGGGTAGTAGATGTTCCACGCCGCGCCGAGGGTAATGCTAGGGTTGACCTTGCTCGGCTCCTTCCAATCCTTGATTGACCACTTGGCCCGCTCGAACATTTCCAGCAGCTGCTCGTGCGTCACGGTTTCAGCAATGCGTTTGGCGTCGCGCCTGTTCATTGTTCAGCCCCCTGAATGACTTCCAGTGTATTCAATTCCAAAAAAGTGAAGCGTCCGTTATCAGGGAACCAGCCACCCGTGTCGATGTAGTGAACATTCCCCAAAATCAATGGATCAGCCATTGGCGTGTGACCAACAACAACCGCCTTCACTCCAACTACAATGCGGCGGTCGCGATCTTCATGACGCTGGCGTGACCATTGGCAATAATCAACCACTTGCCGACTGCCACGGGGGTCGCCCTCTAATGCGAGCCGCAGATCATCCCAGCTTTCAAACGGGCAATCCGCATGCACCAACCCAACCAATCCACCAGCGGTTTCGACTTCCAGCGCGATAGGCTGATCAGCGAACAAGGTGGCATATTCAGCCTGCTCATCTGCATTCATGGCTAGGAACCATGCGCCACCATTGGCCAGATAGATGCCGGTATCGACTTTGCCATGCTTGACGTGGCGCACGGCGATGTCTTCATGGTTGCCTTGAATCGTGTGGAACCAAGGTTGTGACAGCCATTCAATGCACTTGGCCGACTCAGGCCCTCGATCAACCAAGTCGCCAACGCTGAACAGGCGATCTACCTCGGGATTGAAGCCAATGGCGTTTAGCGCCGATTGCAAGCGCGTGAAATGACCATGCACATCACCGACAGCGATGTCGCGACCTTTGGTGTTGGCCTGTACGCGACGAATGCGCAGTGCTTCAGTTTGATTCATTGTTCAATCGCTCCATAAACTTGGCGTAGGGCGTGCGGCCGAAGGCTTTCCAGCCGGCATCCTTGGCCTTTTGCGTGTCGGCGCGGAACACATCCATCAGGTTGCCGGTCACTTCCACAAACTCTTCGCGATGGGCTTGGCGAATGTGGGCTTCATGCTCCGGGCCACGCCCTTGCAGCACCTTGCACATGCGGGTGCGGGCATTGACGAAATAGCGCACCGTCAGTTCGTCGCGGCTCGTTCCTTCGGTGTCCTGCTCCAGCAGCGTCAGGCGCGAATCGCCTTGCTTGACCAGGTCGTTAAAATCCTGGTCGTTGAGCACCGGCATCGGCACAAACCACAGGCCAGCCTTGAGGTACGCCTGGGCGACTTCCATCGCCTTGCGCAGGTCTACGGGGCGGGCGCGGTTCATGGCTTCACCCGATCAAAGGCCCAATGCATGGTAAGCGCATAGCCAGCCCCTAGCGTCTGGAATACATACGCCTTACCGGATACGTTGAAGAGCATCACGCCGATTGCCGAGGTCGCGGCCAGAATGACGAACACACCTTTGCGGCTCATGGCTTCACCTGCTTGCCAAAGCCGGCATCGATGGCGGCCAGGTAACGCCGCTTTCCGTCCGCGTGGAACTTGTGCCACTGGCCCTCGGGGTTGACCGCTTCGAACAGTTCGCGTGCGGCCTGCTCGCGATTTTCCGCCGCGGCCTGCTCGGGCGCGCGGATAGGGCGGAATGGGTAGGACTTGCCGTCAGCACCACCGCCGAGCGCGTGATAACCGAGGCCGCTATCAGTTTCAAACCGGTACACCGCCCTCATCGCGTCGTGAGCGACAATGAACACGACCTTGCCGACATGATCCTTCCAGTCTGCGTGCGGGCTATCGCTGTACACCTCGCATACCGTCCCGATAGGAGGTCGGTCTTGGCCGTCCCACTCCACCGGGCGCGCGATCAATACAGCGTGATCAAGCGAGTACCAAAGGTAGTCATCGCCACAAGCCGCTGCATGCGTCGCCCCTTCCGGCGCCTTGCTCCAATCGATGGCGATCATTGCGCGCCATCCTTCAGCGGCCACAGGCCGTCCTCGATCATGATTTCCATCAGGCGAGTCATTACCGGATCATGCTCGGCCTCGTCAGTTACGGTGGAGTCTTCCAGCACCTTCAGCTCGTCAAGACGCTGCTCACTGAGGCGCTCAAGTACCTCTTCATTGCGCATAACGTACCGGCCGAAGCGATACCGCTCGCCATCTGTTACGTCAACGCCCGTGGCGGGCTGGGTATCAATCCGGCGCAAGCGGGTGGCGGCATTGTTCAGCACGTCGAACACCTTGTTATCCGCGCCGGGGTCGCCGTCTTTGAAGGCTTCGGCCAGCAACAGCAGGTCGGTGACCAGTTCGCTGTCGCTCGGCAGGCGCTCGGCATTGTCGCGCAGGGTGTCGAGCTGATCGCGCCAGGTCATGGTCGGCACTTCGGTAGCGCTCAGTTTGCGCAATTTGGCAAAGCCATCGATGCCAGCATGCGGGTTCATGATGTCAGCGGTGCGCAGGTGCCCGGCGAAGTCAAACAAGGCGCCGAGAATGACGGCCTCGGGGTTTGTCTTGTGCGTCATGGGTGATGCCTCTTGTGGGTTATTGCGGTTTGATCAGGCCATGCTCGATCAGGATGGCCCATTGCAGTTTCAGCCAGTCTTCAAACGTCATTCATCACTCAACAGGTAAAGTCCCGCGAGGGCGGGCACTGAGCGGGATCAGGGTTTACGGCGGTACAGCAGCACCACCAACAACAGCACAACCAGTACCAGGTCGGCGCACATCGACAACAACCGGCTGGCGGAATCGACCAGCACCACACCCCCGGCAAGGCCGAAGGCGGCGACGCGGCGAACCTTGTCGGTCAGGCGCATGGTTACAGGAAGTCTTTCAGGTTGAGGTTCATGATCTTGGCGGCCTTCTCCAGCACCACCATTTCGGCCGGCTCGATTTCGCCATCCGCTTCAGCCACGGTCAGCATGAAGTTCAGCACGGTGGTGGCATCGTCAACGCTGTGCGCCAGGTCTTTCAGTTCCTTCTCGGCGTTCTGACGGATGATGCGCGGGCCGCCGTCGGTATAGTCAGCCTTGGCGCGGTCGATGGTATTGCTCAGCTCGGCGCCGAAGCCTTTCAAGGCGGGCGAGTTGTTAATGAGCTTTTCGATTTTCTCGACTTCTTCCTTTTCGATGTCGCCATCAGCCGACGCCACATAGAACACGCCGTACACCGACGCCTGCATCAAGTCGCGATTGGTCATTACGGCCATTGCCTGGCGCGCTTCACCGGATTTCTTGCCGAACACTTTGCCCAAAAAGCCCATGGGTATTGCCTCACAAAGTAAGTCGATCGGCGGAATGCCTCTCGACGGAACGAACACTACCACAGTTCGCCGCTACTTCAACAGCTTTCGTCGTCTTGTCGGTTTATTTCGTGTTTTTTTCTTCCCCTCTATTGTGCGCGCGGAAAAAGTTATCTACAGTTTGCACACATACCGAAAACACGAACAACGGAGCAAGACGAGATGACTACCAACTACGCAGCCGAAGGCCACCCAGAGCTTGACGAAGCTTGCGCAATTGAACCTCGTTACGCTCGCCGCTTCGACGCCTTGACTTACGAACAGCGCCACAACATCACGCTGGCGATTGAGTCGGAGCAAACCACGTTCATGAATGAGCAGCACGCAGGCAAAGAAACAACGTTTGTAAGCATTGAAGACGCTACCTCAGCAGCCGCTGAAGGTCAGTTGACCGAGGAAGAATCGATCTAACCAACCACGCCCACCTCAAGCCCCTTAACTGGGGCTGAGCCAGTACCAGATACCCACCACAGAGGCATCACCCATGCAAACCACCGAATACACCATTATCCGCGCCAACGGCGACGAAGAAAGCCACACCGTGGAACTGCCAGAGGTGCCGGATTACTTCCAGCTCAAGGCCGTCATTCAGCCGCTGATTGGCAAGCACAACGACTTCGAACACGTCGCCGTACTGCACGAAGCAAAGGCTGCCGATATGTTCGTCGATGAAAAAGGCCACCTCAAAGGCCTGCCACGCAACGAACGCGCCACCGCGATCTATCGCCACAACTGGCTGACGCAACACCCGGGCACCGCCCCAGAAACCCTGCCGTGGATTGTCGGCCCGGCCGTGCTGTTCTCCCGTCGCGTTTGGTTTTAAGGAGCAAGACCATGATCCCCAAGGCCGCCCGTGACCTGATCGACCTGCACAAGGACCAAGCCAGCAAAGCCGAGACGAGCGAATTCGCCGAGCGCATGCTGCACGCCGCCGAGGCGATGTTGGGCTACGCCTTGGCCGCCAACCACATCAAGCCGAGCGAGCACGCCACTGAAATCGTGCTGATCAGCCTGATTCGCGCGCAACGCCAGACCCGCCCCTGCACCGCCTAACCTTGGAGACGCCCCGGATGAAATCGCAAGCGACTCGCTACACTGACGAACAGCTGGACGTCATCGCCCACTGGGAAGCGAAAGGCTATACCTTCGCCCCCGGCGAGCTGCCGCCTTTCAGCAAGCACGCCCGCCCGTCGTGGTCGTCGCGCCATCCGCGCCTTGACGCGCTGTTGAGCCTGGCCCTGATCGCGGCCGGCGCCGCCACCTTGGTCGTCCTGCTGGTTGGCTTGTGCATGGGGCTTGTGCAATGGCCGCAATGATCGATCGCGCCTGCCTAAACCCGAAGTGTCGCGCCGCATTCCAGGCGCGCACTGCCGACGTTGCGCGCGGCTGGGGTTTGTTCTGTAGCAAGTCCTGCAAGGCGCTGACCAAGCCGTTAAGCAATGGCGCGCGTGATTATGCGCGGCTCGGCATCAAACCAAGTCGCCTTTGCGTTGCGCGCCCGCCCATCGCCAAGCAGGAAAGCATGTACGAGATAGGCAACACCGAGTATTCGAAATGGGACGACAGCGCTTGGCTCGCTGCCGGCTAAACCACCCACCACAACCGAGGCATCCACCCATGACCATCGATAGTCGCGCCCACAGCCCGGACAAGCTTGTCCCGCCCGCGCCCTTGCCCCACGTCAGCCGTCGCGCCTTGCTGCGCGTGGCCGACCCTATCGCCATCCCGACCGAATGCCGCTACTGCGCCAACGGCGTCGACCTGGTGGAAAACAGCGCGATCTACAACGGCCGCTGTTACGGCGACTGGCCGTATGCGTACCTGTGCGACTGCTGCGGCGCCTACGTCGGCCTGCACCCGGACACCGATTTGCCGTTGGGCACCATGGCCGATCAGCGCACCCGCGAGGCGCGCAACACCTGCAAAAAAGCCTTTGAGCCGATCTGGCGCGACAAGCACCTGAGCCGCAAACAGGCTTATGCCTGGCTCGCCGGCAAGATGGCCCTCAGTGTCGCCGAGTGCCATTTCGGCCTGTTCGAGCCCGAGCAGTGCAAGGCCGCCGAAGCCTTCAGCCTGGAATATCTGAGGGCGCCACAATGAATCCGAAAGGAGAAAATTCCTTCAAGACCTTCCACCGCAGCCTGTGCGAGCGCTTCGGCGCCGCGCATGACCCGGTGGACTGGTGGCGCGATACCGTCTCGCTGGAAGAACACATTGCCAGCCTGATCGCTAAGCCAGCCCCGGCGCCAACAAGCCAGTTCCTGGATGACCTGCGCGACGACTTCGCCATGCGCATCTTGCCGGGCATGATGGCGAACAACCCGCACAAAAAGCCGCTGCTCGACCTGACTATTGAAGCCTATGCCGTCGCCGACCTAGCGTTGTATGCGCGCGGTCATGCCAAACGTGAAGCGCAGCGGAGAATTCAGCAATGAAAAAGGCCGGCCGGATGTTCTACACCGAAGAAAAAACCCTGTACTTCGCCAGCCAGCGCCAGGGGCTGCACGTTCAACCGAAGGAATCCAAGATTTTCTCCGACCTGTCCGGCCTTGTTGCGGATGGCGTCGAAGCCGGGCACCTGGTTAAGGTCGCCGATGATGACTCGGGGGATTACTACAAAACCACGCCAGCCGGGGACATCCGTTTGCTGGAACTACAAATCGAGTGGCGCGAGTCACACCGCCGTGACGCTGGCGAGCAACGCCGCCAACTCGAAGCACTGAGGAAAGGTCATGCCAACCCCTGACGACAAACCGCGCGCGCCGCTGTACGTGCCGCCACCACGGAAACCGATCGACCCCGAAGAACCCAACGACGAGTTCGAGCCTGACGGCGATGACGGATCAGATGAAATCGAGCGCTCACGGAGTCACCGCTATGACTGACAAATGCGAATTGTGCAACGGCACTAAGGTTGACACCGTTTTTGGCGGCCGCTGCGAGTGGTGCGACGAGACTGGCAAGGCTGGCGGCTTGACGCCTCTGCCGGCTGGACGGCTAGCGATGCTGCCGGCGATGCTGGACGCCGTTAACCATGGCGTCGGCGTGATGCTGGTCAGCGCGAAAGGCGCCGAGCATGTCCCGCACTCGGACTTCTTCAAAGACTGCCCCGAACCGACCAAGGAAGAGGCCGCTTTTCGTGCGTACCTAGCCGCCGACCCCATGGCCACCTACTGGTCGACCTGGCAAGAGCGCGCCCGTTCTGAACAATCCGAACTGGCTGCGCTGCGGGAAGAGCTGGCCAAGGCACACAAGGACCGAGGAACGCTGCTGAAACTGCATGTCCATCTTCGCGCCAGACGTAGCTACTGGATCGCTGAAGAAACAAAGGCTCGACGCGACCTGACAGCCGCCGAGCAGCGGAATGTGCGACTCATCAGCCTGCTGAAGCATTTTGCAAGCCTTGCAGATGTTCGCCAAGTTGGGACGCTGGCTATGGATGCTGCGGCTGAACTGAGCAAACCCACCGAATCGGGAGCAAGCGAATGAAAAAGTTCTTCTGGATATTCCGCGCCTACTTGTACATGTACAAACGCGCCGGTTTTGCTCGCTGGGATATGTGCGAGTCGTTGTATGAGACCTACGCAATCAAGTGGGAAATGTCGCCGAAAGATGGCGTCGATGAAGACATGAGTTACTGGGGATAAGGAGCAAGCGAATGAGCAGTAAAATTGATGGTGTTCCGCGCGAGTTGCTAGAGCGCTGTATCCGAGCGAACGACGAAGCTCAGCCTTCGCAGCTTTATGCGGACTTGGTAGCGCTGTTAGAAGCCCCTGTCGTCGAGCGCCAGCCGGTGGACGCGATCCTGCTTGAGAACTGCGAAGACGTTACGGTGCAGGATTATGGTCGCGGCTATTTCGCTACCGATGACTGCGTGGCACAGCTGTATACCGCACCGCCCGAACTCTCCGAGCTGCAAGCCGAGTTAGCTGAAACTAACGTACGCCTAGCCAGTTCCGTTGAGCAGGTTGAAGAACTACAGTCTGAAATCGATCGGCTGAAGGGTGGACAGGGCGAGCCGATCTATCAGTTCGGCGTAAACGTTTCGTCGACGAGCTGGACAGATGTAAGCAAAGAGGTTTTTGAGGAATACGCAAGGCGTGGCGGATGGTCGACGCGAATTGTCCACACCTCGCAGCCAGCGCCGGTTATCGGTATCGACCAAGGCGAGCCTGGCGGTGATATGACCGCGACCGCCGTGTTCAAGCGCGACGCCAACGGCCTGACACTGCAAAGCTTGGAGCATCGCGAGCGCGTCAGCCGTGTCATTCCTGCTGACACTGACTTGGCCGCGCTGGTTTATGGCGATGACCACCAATGGTCGGCCGAAGATATGGCCGCCATCAGGAAGTTCGTACCATCGGCGACTTTTAACAAGATCGAGCCAGCCTGCTCGTTCTGTTTTCAGCGTGGCTGCAATGGCGAATGCCATGGTGACGACATGATGGGCGGGGATTGAGCGTGCCTGATGCAACCACAAGCCGGCGCCAAGGCCTGAACATGACCTTGGGCCGGCAAGACATGGCGCTGATCTACGAGCTGCGCCAAGAAGGCGTGTCATGGAAATTGCTGTCCCTGCACTTCGGCCTGAGCGTGTACTGGCTGATGCGTCATATCCGCCGTTGCCGTAACGAGGGTTTAACCTGGCTGAAGAAACCCTAAGCCACCTGGCGCCGCCTTGGCGCCAACAGCAGCACCGCCAGCGCGCCGAGCATCCACCAAGGCCGACTGGCGGGTTCTACCTGCCAGTAGTTCACCCCCAGCGCATGGGTCAGCGCCACGTATCCCGCCAACACCCCGTACCCTTTCACGTAATTGATCATGTCTGTTCTCCTTCGGTGCCGCCCCTCCCGACGGTCCCGGCTCGCCCAGCTAGTCATTTTTCTGTAACGCTCTGAGAGCGCGCTTAAGCCCTGTTTCGTGCTTGGCCGGTACATCCGCCTACCTGGAGCGCTGTTCATCGCGCCTGCATGGCAGCGGCAAAGCCTGGCAAGGGTTTTATACCATTGCCAGGCACCACCTTACTCGCCTTGCATCCATTCCGGGGCTTGATAGTCGCCGCGCGGCAAGTCTTCATCCTTCGCCACCTTGGCCCGGTAGCTGCCCCAGCCGAAGGCGATCACCCCGCCGCCGCCCTCAAACATGCGGTCCATGACCCGTTCGCCCAGGTACTGGCCCAGCTCGACCTCGTCCAGGTTGGACAGGATCAGCGTCGGGCGCATGTCGTTGTAACGACGGTTGATCAGGTCGGTGATGATCACTTTCTCGTAATCGGTGCCGAACTGCACCCCCACCTCGTCGAGAATCAACAGATCGGCCTCGGCAAAGCTGCGCATCACCGTGCGCTCCGATTGGTCCTTGTCGCTGTAGGTCGCTTTGACGCGCTGGATCACATCGAACACGGTCACGAACAGCACCGAGGCGCCGTGATTGCGCATCACCGCGTTGCCGATGGCGCAGGCTAGGTGGGTTTTGCCCGAGCCGGGTTTGCCGCAAAACACGAAGTTGGCCCCCCGCTCCATGGCCTGCGGGAAGTTGGCCGCGAACTTCGTCGCCCGGTGCAGCGCCTTGGCCTGGTCGGCATTGCCGTCTTCCAGGCGATAGTTCTCGAAGCTGCGACCGGTAAAGCGCTTGGGAATCTCGGCGCCGTCGAACAGGCGGCGCATATGCGCGGCCCGCTTGCCGATCACCGCGGTGCGTTGCGCTTGGGCCTGCTCGCGATCCTTGGCCTGCCCGGATTCGATAGCGCAGGTCGGGCAGCGGTCGGCCATGCGGCTGGCCAGCACCGTCGGCACCGGATTGATCCAGTCGCCGTGATGCTCGCAAGTGCCCGTCAGCTCGACAATCTCGATGCGTACCGGCTTGAACTCTGGACCGCAGTGTGGGCACTGGCCCTTGGCCTGCTCAGCGCTGATGCGCGGCACTTCATGCGACCACGCACCATGGCCTTTGCCGTCCTCTTTTGTGCAAAACCCGCGAACACTGACTAGGGTTAGGTCGTCCATGGGCTCACTCGTCATCCTTGAAGATATCAGCGAAATCGTCATTGGCGGTGCCCGTGTAGGTTTTGCCATCGAAGTCGGTGGCAAAGGCGGATGGTTTGCCCGTCTCGGCGGCTGGCACCTGGTCGCTCCAGCGTTCCTGGCTCAGGTAGGTCGTGATGTGCAGCTTGTCGAAACCGAACTGCTGGGCCTTCTTGCGCGCTGCCGTGTCGTTGATCAGGACCATGGCAAACGCCATTGGCGCGGTCTTGGTCCGCTTGCAATACGCCTGGAACAGTTCAAACGCTTTTTTCTTGCTGCCGTTCTTCAGGCTCGATTTCCAGAATAGATCAAAGGCCTCGACCGCATCGAGCAAACCCTTTTCAGCCTGAGCCTTTTCCGACAATGCTTTATTGCTCTTTGTATTACTCAAGATCTTTGTATTACTTCCCTGCGTGTTTTCCGAAGGGGGTTCTACGTGTTTTCCGAAGGGGTTCGCAGCGTTTTCCGAAGGGGTATTCGATTTATCGAAGGGGTTCGATTGGTCTTGCCGGCGATCAGTTTCTACCGGAACCACGCGAATTCTGCGCTCAATAACTCGCTTGCCTTCTCGAATCTGTTCGACGTCCAGCATGCCTTTAGCTGCAAGGCCGCTGATGATCTCGGACACGCGGGAAATTGACAGACCGAAGAACTCCGCAAAGTGCGCATTACTGGCGTAGCAGCCTCTGGCATCAGTCTCCAAGCTGCCAATTTCTACCATCATGACCTTCTCGGTAATCGACAGGTTGCGATCAAGCCAGGTGTCAGCTGGAATCCACACCCCCTTAAACTTGCGTTCCATGCTCATACCTCACCCCGTTCTGCTGCCTTGATTGCCAGCCCCTGGTTGTATTGACCTCGCGCCGCATCCCGGCGCCGTCGAATTTCAATCGCCCGGCGATAGGCGCCGAACTTGAGGCCGGTGCCTGGCCGGCAATCGACAGCAAAATCCATCAGGTCTTGTTCCAACTGGGTGAAGGTGTAGGCGCCAATATCCCAAACCTCACGAAACAATGCCGAGTCGCAATCGCCCTCGTAGAAGTTGCGGGCATCGATGCAGGCCATGCAGGTCTTGAAGCTGTCAGGCGTGCCGTCCCACACACCGGAAACGTACTCGTAGACGTCGCCTGGCTGAATGGTGGCGCGGCATTCCACGCAAGTGTGCTGGCGGCGTGCGGTGCGGTAGATGGCGTTACTGCAAGAGGGAGTCATGCTGTCACCCCGCACAACCGATACTCGGCGACCTTGGAGTGGCTGCCGTCGCGATTGGTCACGGTGATCATGGTTGAATCGATGGTGTGACCGGAGGCTTTCAGGTCATTGATGCGTGCGGCCAAACGGAAACAGCCGAACTGATCCAGAGCCAACAAGGGGGTGATGGGTTTACCGTCGCGCAGCCATTTGAGGATGGATGCGCACTGTGAATTCATTCCTTTCACTTTTTAGAGCCCACAAAAAAGGCCTTTCCAAGAGCAGTCACCCGAAGGTGTTGGCGGACAGGGAGGCAACGACCCTGCACTGATCTTGGAAAGACCTGTTGCCAATAGTACCACCCGCCAAGGTGGGCGTTTACGTTTTTTTGAACGCGGCGGGAGTGTACCGCTTAAAACTCGCGGCACTCCAACCAGATATAGCAGTTATTTTTCTTGACATGACCGACGGATAGAAAACCTAACCACTTTCGGCGAGCGAAACCCCGAGCGCCGTCTTCAGTTCGCGGCATTGTGCCCGGTAATGGGCCTTGATGGTTTTCAGGTCTTCGATGGTGTAGCGCTTCGGTTCGTGCGGGCCTTCCAGCCACTCGACAAGCTCGGCGCCGATCCGTTTCACCAGCTCAATACGGTAATTCACGATGTTCCCTGAGAGCTGGGTGTTGCACGGTGAGCACTGACGGTGGCAGTTCAGCGGCTCGAAGCGCAGTGCAGGGTTGCTGCCGACGGTGCGGTAGTGCCCTGCATCATATTTGCCCTGGTGGTGCCGGCCGCAACTGATGCACGGCAACTCGGCGTCCCGCACGCGCACCCAAGCGTTGAATGCGATCTGCGTGTCCTTGAGGTGCTCGGCCCGAGTCTTCAGCTTCTCCTTTTGCGCCTTGACTTCCTTGCGTTGAACATTAGCTATGGCTTTGCGCGCCTTGTCCTGGTTCACGTCCTTGATGGCAAGGCCGCACTTTGGACTGCATACCGCCTGACCCAAGCGCTGCGGCGTGAAGCTGATGGCGCAGGCTGGGTTCTTGCACTTCTTCGCCCTTGGCGCCTTCCTTTCCTTGAGACTCATGCGTACCCCAATATTTGGTCAACGACCAGTTTCAACTCTTGCTCGGTCATGCTCAGCTTGAACACTTGCTTAAGCGCGGCGTTGATAACATCACTGTAAATACGTTCGGCTTCCTGCTCCGAACACTTACCGTAACTGAGGCTCTTGGCTTCCAGTTTCAGCGCCCCGGTGATGTCGAACGTGGCCGTGTAATGCCCGGCCAGAATGGTCAGATCTTTGCGGAATCGATCCAGCGATGGCTCAGCCTTCAGGCCTTTGTATTCCACCATGCTCTCTTCCATCTGCTCGGCAAACACCTCAAAGCAGTATTGAAACAGGCACATGGTTTTCGAAAGGAACTTGTAATTGCGCGGCTGGACAAACTCGCCGCTCAACACCGCGCCGGTCTTGATCTTTTGCAGGTAAGCCACGGTTTCGTCATTGTCCGGCACCAGCGTGCCGCCTGGCATCTTGCGGAAGTAACCTTTCATCACCACTCCCTCAAAAACGCTTCAACGAACCGGCCCGGGGAACCGCACCGAATGATCTTATTCACCAGCGGTTGCAGGTCGCGCCGCACTTTAGGCCGTAGACGGTGGGCGGTCGCAATGACCGCCGCGTCAGACCCGTGAATGCGAAGAGCGAGCGCCAAGCAGACCATGACGTCGTTCATGTCATACACGGGCATGCTTAGAACATCACTTCGCGCGAGCCGTTGGTGTTCATTGGCGTAATGACATCCTCGAGTTCCATGCGTTCGATCAAACGGCATGCGCGGTTGTAGCCGATCTTGAACTGACGTTGCACGGCGCTGATGCTGGCGCGACTGGATTCACGGACGAACTTCACCGCGTCGTAATACAGCGCGTCGATCGTTTCATCCACCTCGGCTGGCTCGGCTGGCGCTGGTGCGGTCTGGATATGCGCCTCGGTCAGCGGCTCGCGCTTGTACTCGAACAGCGCGCAGATGGCCTCGATCAGCGCCACCACTTGCAGCAACTGCGTGGCCGCGACCAGGCGCCAGGCAAAGGCGCTGTCGGCACCGTCCAGCTTCTCGGCTTCCTCTTCGCTCAGTTCGTTGAGGAACTGGATACCGCGCAGCTTGAAGTCGTGGGTCAGCTTGAAGGCGACGCCTTCGTGGATCAGTTCCATCAGCTCCACTTCCATGTCGCCGTTCAGCGCTTCACGCAGGCCAGCACTGGCGGCAGTCAGGTCGGCCATGTCGAACTTGGCCTTGTCGCTTTTCATCTTCAGCAAGCAGGAATCGCCCAGCTTGAAGCCGTCGAACGCGCTTTCGTCACCGTCTTCGCCGTCCATGCCCAAGAAGTTTTTCAGGCGCGTGGTCAAGCCACCCTTGATGTTCGACACATGAATGGTCGACGTCTTGACCGAGCCGACGGCCTTGATCAATAGACTCATGACGGTCTGCGCCAGCGGCTTGCTGGTGGTCGGCACAATCAGGTACTGCGCCGCCTCACTGTAGAAGCAATGCACGATGCTGGTTTTGATCAGCGCGTTGGCAATCAGCTTGGTCATGGTTTGTTCGGAGAGCAAGCCAATCAGGTCTTCATCCAGGTCGGTGACGTCCAGTTCATGCTCGTCGGCGTAGGCCAGGATCGCGTCATTGATCGCGCGCTTCACCGCAGCTTTTGGTAATAGCTTCTCGTCCAAGCGCACACTGAAGGAATAACCGCCTTCAATCGGCGTGACCAGCTCGGCGGTGGTGCTGTTGGGAATAAAGCCGGCCCGCGACAGCATGACTTCACCCACTGGCGCGAAGGGAATTTCTGCCAGGTGGTTGAGCATCAGGTCGCGGGACGGGAGTTCGGCGGAGAACACACAAGCATTTTTGAACAGGTTCATTGAAGCCTCTATTTCAGATTAGGTATGGTTTGTAACGTGTTGATTTATAACTATATTCTAGAACGGGATATCGTCATCAAAGCTATCGAAATCAGGCTGCGGTTGTGGTGCGGCCTGTTGCTGGCGGGCTTGCTGACCGTTACCGACCGGGCGTTGCTGGGTGGTCTGCTGCCGTGCGGTTTGTTGGCCATTAGTTGCCGGGCGTTGCTGCTGTTGTTGCTGATTGCCCTGCTGTTGGTTCTGCTGCTGCGGCTGGCCGCCGACCAGCTTCAAGGTGCTGATGCGCCCGGTGAGCTTGGTGCCCAGGCTACCGTCGCCCTTGGTGAACTGCTCGACGTGCGGATCATCGATCACGCAAGTGACTTCGCTGCCTTTGAACAAGTATTCCGCGACCGCTTCCGCGTGCTTGCCCCACAACACTGCGTCAACCCATTGCGTCGGGCGCTTGCCTTGCTGGTCTTTCTTGCCGTAGTTGAACGCCAACGATAGGTTGCATACCGCTGTGCCGTCACCGAGGTAGCGCAGTTCCGGGTCGTTGCCGATACGGAAGGTGTCGAACATTTGAGCCATTTAGGTGTCACTCCTTGCTGCTTTGATTTTCGCCTGAATCCAAGCGTCGATTTCAGAACCAACCCAGGCGCTACGCTGCGCGCTGATTTTGATCCGTTTGGGGAACGTCCCCGCCTTCTCTTGCCGAACAATTTCGGAGGCTGACAAGCTGGTGAGCTGTTCAACTTCCGATTTTTTCAGCAGCCTTTCATTCATGCTGCTAGCCTCATGTTGGTTCGCTATGGTTTGGAATGGTTCCATCTTATAACCGAGCGATGGGCAGCGCAACTCCTTTGCGCACTTATAAGCATGTGAGGCATCCCATGACCGTCGACAAGCGTTTTTTCAAGGCTTTGATGGCACAGCAAAAACTCTCCATGCGTGCCGTCGCCGCGCGCATGGGGTTGGGCCATTCACAACTGTCACTGACCTTCTCCGGCAAGCGGCGCATGCAGCTGGATGAAGCCAACCAGCTGGCGAAAATCTTTGGCGTGCCCCTGGCGCGGGTCGCCGAAGCGGCCGGCATTGCTGGGGTGCGCGACAATAGATTGCCGATGCTCGGCTTTATGCGCGGCGACGGCACCGTCGAATTGCTCGATAGGCCCGAACGCACCCCGGCGCCCGAGGGATTGCCCGAGGGGGTGATCGCGCTCCAGGCGCACACCGCCGACTCGATCAACGCCTGGCTCGATGGCTGGTCGTTCTTTTGCGTGCGCCCCAGCGAAGTCGCGGGCGATGCCGTCGGGCGCTTCTGTTACGCCAAGATCGACGGCGGCGCGGCGGTGCTGGCCACCGTGCGCCGAGGCTATAAGGTCGGCACCTTCAACCTGTCCGGCCCCCACACGGCCGAGTCGGTGGTGCTGGAATGGGCGTCGCCGGTATTGCTGTCGAGGATGTGACGAAATGGCGCCAGTTGCAGGCGAAAATAACCGTTGTCAAAGCGAAATAGATTGTTCATTATATGGCTTCCCCAATCATCACCTTTGAGGCATCCATGAAACGCGAATTCATCACCTTTGAAAATGAGCAGGCTTGGCTTGACTTGCGTTTAAAAGACATCACCTCGACCGAGTGTTCCGCCCTGTTTGGCTGCTCGCCCTACGCCACGCCGTACAGCCTGTTCCACGCCAAGACCGGCCAGCTCGAAGCCGACTTTGAACTGAACGATCGCATCAAGTGGGGCAACCGCTTGGAAACAGCCATTGCCTACGGCATCGCCGAAGACACCGGCCTGCGTGTAGAGCCGTTCAAAATCTACGCCCGCATTCCTGAAATGCGCATGGGCTCGTCGTTTGACTTCAAGATCATCGGCTTGGACGACAGCTACACCGGCACCGACGAAACCTACCGCGATGCGTTCCGCGAAAACGGCCCAGGCATCATGGAAGTGAAGAACGTCGACGGCCTGCAATTCAAGCGCGCCTGGATCGTCGATGAGCACATCATGGAAGCGCCGCCGCACATTGAATTGCAAGTGCAGCACCAGCAAGAAACCGCCGACATGGAATGGACCCTGATCGCCCCGCTGGTCGGTGGCAACATGCCGTCGCCGTTCCTGCGCCAACGTGACCGTGCCATTGGCCGCGCCATTATCGACAAGGTCGGCGAGTTCTGGCACATGGTCGACACCGGAAAGGCGCCGGCCCCGGACTTCAGCGCCGACGGCGACACCATCGCCCAGCTGCTGTACCAGGACAACGGCAAGACCGTCGACATGGGCGATAACGCGCGCTTGAAAGAGCTGATCGCTTTGCACGAAGCGGCTGGCAAGGAATACAAAACCGCCGACGAAAAGAAAAGCGCGCTCAAGGCTGAGATTCTGACCGTCATCGGTCACAACGCCAAGGTGCTGGTGCCGGGCTTCAGCATCAGCGCTGGCACCACCAAGGACAGCGCCGGCACCTTGATCACTCCCGCGCACATTGGCCTGCGCATGGGTGGCCGTTCGGGTTACCGAATGATGAGAATATACCCAAAGAAGTAACCACCCCTTACCCGTTCCGAGGCTTTCAGCATGAGCACCACCGAAGACAAAAAAGCTATCAGCCCGGTTGCCGCCTTCAAGGCGGTGATGACCGGCAACCAGCGCGAGCAGATCGCCGCCCAACTGCCGAAGGGCGTCGACGTCGACCGCTTTGTTCGTACCGCCATGACCGTGGTGAGCATGAACCCGGAACTGCTGACCTGCACCATGCCGTCGCTGATGGGCTCAATCATGCTGGCGGCCAAGGACGGCTTACTGCCCGACGGCAAAGAGGCGGTGATCCAGGTCTACAACTGCAACGTGGCCAAAAAGAACTGCCCAGCCATTTGGGAGAAACAAGCGCAGTACATGCCGATGGTGCGCGGCCTGATCAGTATTCTTTACCGGTCCGGCGACGTGGCCATGGTCGACGGTGTGGCCGTGCGCCAGAAGGATGTCTTCGAGTATGAGCGCGGTGATCAGCCGCGCATCATCCACAGGCCATACATGGGCGCCGACGACGCTGGCCCGGTCATCGCCGCCTATTGCATCATCAAGCTGAACAATGGCGAGGTGAAGCGCGAGGTCATGAACGCCCGCGACATCGCCGCCGTGCGCTCGATGTCCAAATCGAAGAATGGCCCAGGTTGGAACAACTGGGAGGATCAGTTTGCAATCAAGGCGGTGATCAAGCGCGCCTTCAAGCAAATGCCGACCGACAGCGAAGACCTGACCCGCGTGATCGAGCACGACAACGCAGCCATGCACTTCGACCTGGAACAAACCAGCGAGCCGCTGAAGGTCGAGCACAAGCCCGGCCAGCCGTCGCGCTTGCAGGCAATCATAGATAAGGCCAAGCCGGAAACCGACGTATTGCCGGAGCCGCAAGCCAAACCCCAACAACAAGCCGCCGATGACGTCTATTTCGGCGACGACACCCCCAACCTTGACGAGTGCCCCGAGTATGACCGCTGAAACTGAAGACCGCGTGCTGACGCAGGTTGAACTGGCCAAGCGCTGGAACCTGACAACGCGCACCCTGCAAAACTGGTTCAAGGAAGGCAAGGGCCCTAAACGCATGATGATCGGGATCAAGCCCGGCTATCGCCTGATCGACGTGCTCAAGTACGAAGAAGAAATCACCGAAGAGCCTGGCACCCAGCGCGAAAAAAACCAGCTTAAGCATGTTTTCCCGGAAGAGCACCGCCAGTTGGGTGCAGAAGCCCGCAAAGCAAAAGCAAAAGCAAAAGCCAAAGCAAAAGCCAAACCTTAACCCCACCATCCGCACAGAGGCATTTACGACATGGCAGCCAGAAAGACCAAAGCAGCGGACGCCGCCGCTGAAGCCCCAACTACCGAAGCGCCGGTCACCGAGCTGATCAAGTTGCCGGAAATCACCGCCGACAAAGCCCCGACCATCTTCGGTCATAACAGCCTGAGCCAGTTTGTCGAGGCGGCTCGGGCGGCGATCATCAACGAAGTGCCGGACCTGAGCACCGATAAAGGCCGCAAGCGCATTGCCTCCCTGGCTGCCACCGTGGCGCGCTCGAAAACCGCCGTCGATGCCGCGGGCCGCGCGTACCTGAAAAAGCTCAAGGAAATGACCAAGCCGATCGAGGCCGAGTTGCGCCAGTTCGAAACGGACATGGACGCCCTGCGTGATGAGGTGCGGGCGCCGCTGAACGAATGGCAAGCCTTGCGCGACGCCGAAGAGGACCGGTTGCAAGACGCCATTGACCAAGTGGTGGCCCGCTTCACCCTGGCCGCTGACGTCAACGCTGACGAGATTCAAGGCGCGTTGTTCGGCCTGGAACAGGAGCCGCTGACCGTTGAAGTGTTCGGCCATCGCCTGGAAGAAGCGGAAACCAAGCGCGCCTACGGCATCACCGTGTTGACTGAACAACTCGCCAAGCGTCAGCAGTATGAAAACGAGCAGGCCGAACTGGTCGAGAACCGCCGCAAGATCGCCCAGCTCGAAGAAGAAAAACGGATCAAGGACGCCGCCGAACTGGCGGTGAAAGAAGAGCGCGAGCGCAACGAAAAACAACAACAGGAACAGCGCGACGCTGATGCCAAGCGTGTGCGGGATGCCGAAGACACTGCCCGCCGCGCCAAGCAGGACGTGGAAGACGCCAACCAGCGCGCCGAAGACGAGCGCGTCAAATCCCAACAGCGCGCCGATCAGGCCGCCGCCGACGCCCGGCAGAAGGTGCTCGACGATCAAGCCGAGAAAGATCGCCAGGCGCAGGCCACTATTGATCAGCAGCGCCGTGACGACGAAGCCCGTGCCGCCAACCGTGCGCATTGCGGCGCGATCAACAAGGCCGCCCTCGACGCGCTGGTGCTGGTCAACTTGTCCGGCGACGAACAGCCGGAAAGCTTCATGTCGCAGGCTGAAGCCAAGGCGATCATTTCCGCGATCATTCGCGGTCAAATCCCTGCAATCGCCATTACGTACTGAGGTAATCATGCCCGCCAAGAAAATCAACGTATGCAAGGCCAAGGTATGGGGCGAACGCTCCACCATGGAAATCGAAGGCCCGACCGCCGATGTCGCGCTTAATGTATTCGGCATGATCCCGTCCGCCGAGGCCAGAAAAGCCGCGCTGGAAAAAATGCAGGAGCGCCATCAGGTATTGATTGACCTCGAAGCCGCTCGCACCTAACCCACCATTGACCGGCGCCTACGGGCGCCATTGCAGAGGCATCACTGCATGCAACCGATTGCCCGCGTTAACCCGAAATACTTCGCCGCCATGAACGTGTTCCGCGCCGAGCGCGACGCGCGTTATTACCTGGAAGGCATCTTTATCGAGCCGCACCCGGAAAAGGGCGTGATCTTGGTCGCCACCGACGGATCTACCCTTGGCGTGATCCACGACCCGGACGGCTGGACCGCCGCCCCGGTGATTGTCGGCGGCATCAGCAAGAAGCTGATAAGCGCATGTTCATCCAAGGGCATCGAGCACCGAATGACCGTGCCAAAACTGCTCTACATCAGCCAGCACGGCGCTGTCGTGACCGGTGACAGCCAGGTATTCGACGAGGTAAACCCGTTCGGCTCGCTCGCTTTGCACATGAGCAAAATCGATATCGTCGATGGCAAGTTTCCCGACTGGCGCAAGGTGGTGGCCTTGAAGCGCACCCAAAGCTCAGAATACCCGTGCGTAAATTCGGCGTACCTAGCCCGACTGTATACGGCTGCAAAAATCTTGGTCCCAAATAGCAAATACGGCTGGGGTATCGACCTGATTCCGTCGGGGCGCGACACCCAGGTGATCGCGCGCATCAGCAACACCGAGCTGGAAAATCGGTTTATGGCGCTGCTGATGCCGATGCGCAACGACGCACCGAAAACCCACCTTCCTGACTGGCTGATGCCGAAGGAAGAGGCCAAGGCCGAAGCTGAAACCGCCACCGCTTGATCAATCACAACTTCACACAGAGGCAATACCGATGAATCTTAATCTTGACCTAGAAAGCATCTTGGGCGAAACCATCGCCGCCGCACTGGCCCCGGAAAAGTTGCAGGCGGCCATAGACAAGGTAATGGAAAAAGCCGTGACCGAAGCTGTCGGCGATGCGTTCGGCTACAACTCAGACTTCCGCAAGAACCTTAAAGAACAGATCAATAGCGCCATGCCCAACAAGTTCGAGGGGCTGGTGCGTTTCGGCGACGTAGTGTGCGGGCTGGTGGAAAAGGTCGTCAGCGACGCGCAGGGCGGCGTGGCTGGCCGAGTGATGGAAGTGGTGCGTGAGGCGACCGGCATTCTACCGCCGACGATGAAGGTCACCGAGTTGTGCGCCGAACTGACTAAACGCTGGTCGGAAGAGCCGAAAAAATTCAGCGGTGAAGACCGGCCGACATTCATCATTGAACGGGTTGGAGGCATCTGTGCCGGCCAGTGGTATTTGTACGCTTCACCGGAGCGCGTCCATGAAACGTATGAATGCACGATTACCATGGCCTTCGGCAAGGACGGCAAGTGTTACTCCATGCGGGTGAAGGGCGACGAAGGCAACACCAAGGCCTTTAAGGATTGTGTGTGGGGCATTGAGAAATACCTGGCCAACATCTACAGCGGCGGCATCAGTATCGAGCTGGACAAAACCGACCTCGAAGGCGAGTTCTATTATCCCTGGAACAACTAACCAACCACCGGGCGTCTACGGGCGCCAAACCCTCAAGGACTCCGCATGAAATATCTGCTTATCGTGGTCGCCGCCTTGGCCCTGGTCGCCTGCGATGAAATATCACCAGATCAGCGCCAGCGTTACCAACCCACCGCGCTGACCATTCAAAGCTCTACGCGTTTCAGCGTTGAGCGCATCGATGTCTTCCGTGACAAGTTGGCCTATGACGGCCAGCGCGGGATTTACGTCATCACCGACACCAAGACTGGGCAAGAGTTTATCGGCGTGAGCGGGATTGGTATTTCCGAAATGGGCCAGCACCTGGCCGGCAAAGTCACCAGCACCGACGAGCGCTAGCCATGTTCGACGAACCCCAAGGCAAGCCCTGTCCCCGTTGTGGTGAGCCGCTTAGCAATATCGGCTCGCAGTTTCACCGCCAATGTACGAATGGTCAGTGCCAAGCGGCCTGGCCTTGGGAGTTGAAGCCCGGTCAGAAGCCGTTGCACAGCAGCAGCCGCGACACCCGTATGCCATGAAAAAGAAATCATGGTTTGTTCGAGTGCCGGGCTATGCCGTGTTTCAAATGGGCAGCGGTGACAGCCTCAGTCACGCCGAGGCGCTGTATGGGGCGCGGCTGATCTGGCCGCGCGGCGAAATCGAAGTTTTCTAAATTCAGAGGTGATCTATGAGCAATGAATTCCGAGCGGTGCCAGTCGCCAGCCTGGTCAGGCTGATGAGCTTGATTGATCCAGCGCCAGTACAAACAGAAGACGGTCAAACCATGGTCTTCAAGAACCCTATGGCCGCTGACATCCTGACCGCCATCAGCGCCGAGGTGCGGGCAATGATGGAAACCCCTGTGCCGATGCAGGCCCATGAACAGACCTATGTCACCGGATTGGCGGCCATTGGTGAGCAGATCAGCACGCAGGACAACCGCTGCACGGATCAGCCGCTGTTCGCGGTGATGGAAAAGCGCGGCATGATTACGCTTGATACGCATGACCATGACCGTATCGAATGGGTTGAAACAACCAGCGGCGATTATTGCGAAGCGGACGAGACGAAAGCGCGCCGGCTTGAGGCGCTGCATCAAGGCCATCGTGACACACCGGGCTGGGAGCGTTACGCCGTCAAGGATGTGGACGTGTTCGTGACCGCCTGCTTTACCGAGCAAGGATGCAAAGACTTCCTGTCCCGCGACGGTCACAACCATCGCCGGCCGTTCATTTACGCCTTTGGCAGCTACCGCAACAGCGAATATCAGGCGGTGCGCAACTGGCTTAAAGCCCTTTCAGCACCGAAAGGGCATTGCGATCGGCCTCCTACCGGTTGGACATGCTCACGCGAGCCAGGGCATGACGGCCCGTGCGCGGCTACACCAGTAGCTGTCTATTAACGTCCACGATCAGGATCAGCCGCGGGGCGGCGCCTCGGTTCCAGGCCGAGTGTTGTACCCGCGCACTGTCGAACATCAGCGCTTCACCGTCGTGCCAGGCCTGCACCTGGCCGTCGACCATCAGGCCGCAATCGCTCGGGCAATCCAGGCCGATGTGCAGGCGCCACACGTCACCGATCCATTCTTCATTGTCAATGTGCGGCCAGACTTCGCAACCGGGCACCGACAGCGAGAACAGCGCCGACACCACCAGCGGGTGTGCAATGGCCGCCGCCGTAAGCGGTACACGCGCCAGCATTTCCTCGGCATAGGGCAAGCCATGCCCGGCATTCACCGTCTGCCCTTGCCACTTCAGCGGCAGGATGAACAAACGAATGTCGTTGGCGTCCTGAATGTCGACTTCGGGGCTCTTGAAGAAGGCGCCCAGCTCGTCGAGCGCTTCCTTGCGCAAGGCTTGCCATTGCCCGCGAAAACCGTCCACCAGCGGCACCAGGCCGGGATAATCGCGGTAATCGATAAAGCCACTCATGACCAATTCGCCTCAAGTAAACGCTTTTCAATGCGCGTCGACGGGGCGCTGACGCCGCTAGCCAGGCGGTAGAGCGCAATGCCCTCACTGATCAGGGTGATGTCATGCGACGGCACCTTAAGCACGGCCATGGCCTCGGCAAAGATTTCATCCGCGCGTTGGCGAGTGATAGGTGTCAGCTTGCCGCTGACCATGATCGACAGGTATTCGCACAGGATGTCATGCACCACGGCGGCCTGACCGTAGGCGCCCCAGGGTGGAATGATCGACCACAAAGCGCGCGGTACGCTGGCGCCGTCGGTCAAGTAGCCGGCCGGTACGGTGATCCAGCGCTTTGAGTTTTCGCTACCGATGAAATACTTGAACTCTTTGGCCACGCGCCAGTGATCCGCGCCCAGCGCTTGGCTGGCGGCCTGGTCGTATTGAATCAGCAGCGGGGCCGAGAACGCGGTGAAGGCGCTCATGAGCGCATGCCTTTGATGATTTCCGTTTTGTCCTTACTCCCGGACGACGTACCGAATCGAAAGTTCAGCACTTGGGTGAAGGCGGCGGTCAGGCAGCCAATCATCATCATCACCACGTCGCGCATCGAGGCCGGCACATCGATTTGCTGCGACAGGATCATGAAGAGCACGGCGAAGAAGGCCGCAAACACCATGTAGCTGAGGATCGGCGTCGACCAATCACGCACCGCCGTGTGCATCTGCCGCGCGCTGTCGCGGTCATTGGCGGCGATCTGTTCCAGGGCTTGGGTGTTCTGGAAACCCAGCTCCTGCATCTTGCTCGCAAACACGTTGTCCGCAGTCTTCAGCGCCAGCAGCTGGTCGGGGGTGGCACCACCAATGGCTTGGGCGATCGCCTCGGTGGTCGCCTTGACGTCCGTGCCGAAGGCCTGGCCCACTTGTACGGCCGCCATGCCCACCAGCGCCGGCACACCACCGGTCGCCGCCGCGCCGATCCACGGCGCCACCGTGCTCAACATCTTCTGCCAGTCCGCCATGCGGTCATCCCCTTAGCTGTACCGGGCAAAGGCCTCGGCGAGTCGAGTGTCGTATTTGTTGATGGCGAAATTAGCGCCGTTGTACAACTTCGCGCAGGTCGGCCAGTCCTGCGCCTGCAAGGCTTTGAGCAGCTTGGCGTCGGATTGGATGAACCGCACAAAGCTGTCAAGGTGCGCCGCCGAACTCTTGAACATGGCGTTGACCAAGTCTTGCACGCTGGCATAGCCGCAGCGCTGCCAGTTGAAACCCATCACCTGGAAGGCGCCGTAGCTGGCAGCCGACAGCGCCGCGTTACGGTTGATGTTGGCCGCCTTGTCCAGCCGCTCCCATTCCTTGGTGCTGGAGCCGTAACCACCGGGAGTTTTGCCGCAAATAAGCGAATTCCTGTGTCCTATGTCCTCGACAATCGCCAGGGGCATGCCTTGCTCGAGTAGTTGCCGGCGAAAGATATGCCGCTCGAACAGGATCACCGGGCGATCGTCCGGCAGAAATCCGGCGCCGCGTGATTCCACTTCGGCAAAGGCGCGGATGGCGGCCACCGGCACGCGCAGGGTGGCGGCGGCCAGTTCGAAGTCAGCCAGGATCAATGGGGCTTTCATGGGTTGTTACCTTGTTCAGGGGTGGAGGCCAGGCCGACGAGCATTTTCAGGCGGTTGATCACGCCCTTTTCAATGATCTGCATCGCTTGCGCGCCCAAGTGGCCGGTGCCGGCGACGCACAGCGCGGTGGTCAGTTTGTCGAAGTTGGCAATCTCGCAGGCGTAGAAGGTCAGCACGCCGACGAACAAGGACGTCACCAGGCCGATCATCAGCGTGACCAGCGAATCACGGAACGACTCCTTGCGATCGCGCATCGAATTGAGGAACCGAACCAACCCGCCCCAGCCGGCGATCAAGCACACCCACAAGTAGGTCATCCAGCCGTACCCGGTGGGGTCTTTGACCACCGCCTCGACGGCCTGTTTCAGTTCTTCATTCATGCGGCGCCCCTGGCCAGGTCATTCAAATATGGTCAGATAATAGTCGCTATGGTGCTGTTACGAAACCAAATGGCGACGTAATGGCTGATTGCCAGACAGAAAGCGGGGGAAAGGGGGGATTTCGGAGGGGGTACATCAGCCGCTAAGCGCAATTCAGTGGCGGCCATCACTGTTCAGAGGCCCATTCAGATGCGCCGTCATCTTCATGGACGGCTCGGGGCCGGATCACGCGCCAGTTCCCAAGCCGTATCTGATGAACGCCCAGCCGCAACAAAATGAGGCTAAGGGTCGTTATCATTCGGCAGTGCTATCATATCAGCACTTATCACCGGAGCACGACCTTATGCTGTCCGATTTTGTAGGCCTTGGCGTGCTGCTGACCATCATTGGCGCCTTTATCTACACGCAGGTGCCCGCGCACTGGCAAAGCCTCGGCGGCTTCCTGCTGATCGTCTTCGGTTGGTTGCCGCTGGGCATCCTTGCCCTGTGCGTATTCAAAGAGCCGGTCGTCCTGGTCCCGGTGCTGATTGTGGCGGTCGCCCTTATTGCCCCCCGGACGTCCGCTTAAGCATCTTCTGCTGCTCCAAGTCCTTGCCGATTTCCTCGGTCATCAGGTTGCGCATCGAGCGCAGACGGTCCAGCTCCAAGCGCTTGGTCTTGCCGTCCATGTCCTTGTCGACCTGAATCCGCTTCATTTCCGCATTGATCCGCGACATGTCCCGGCTGACCTTGTTCAGGGTGCCACGCAGCGCCAGCACGTCGGCCTGCTTGCCTTCCAGGGCCACGGCCTTCTCTTCCTCGCCGTACTTGGCCAGGTGTTGCAGGTCGGCATAGGCCTGGTCGGACTTCTTCAGCGCATTGTAGAAGTCGGTGCCGTAACGGGTGTAGTTGTCCTCTTGGGTCAAGTCCTTGTAGAAGCGTTTAATCGGCTGGTATTCCTGCCACTTGCGCGCCGGCAACTCTTCGCCCTGCGCGCCACGCCAGAAGGTGTCGGCCATGCCGATCGCCGTCGCCCCCACCGCGCCCAGGTAACCCTGAATCAAGTGGTCGATCTGCACCGGCGACAGCGCCGAGCTGCCCACACCGATGGTATCCAGCGCGCTTTCGATCCCGCTGCTTGACGCTTCGGCCAGGCGCGTGGTGTCCGGCCGCGCCCGCAGGCTGGGACTGAGGCGCTGCATCGACTGGTCTTCAATCTGGCGCCCGGTGAACATGCTTTCATTCGTCATCAGTTCGATCACCGGCTTGAACGCCTGCGGTGTCGGGTTCATCGCAAAGGTGTCGCTGAACATGTGCAATGCCCGGCTGGCCAGCTTGTCACCGCCCACGGTCGGATCGACGAACTGCTCCATCAGGCGCTCGCCCATGGTGGCGATCGAGCCAACTTCGAACGGCTTCGGAATGAAGAACATGTTGCCGCCGATCTTGATCACCCAATAGGTGTCGCGCTGCCAGTCTTCCAGCTTGCGGTAATCCTCATCGTCCTTGTTGCGCAGGTAGAGCATCACACTGAAGGCGGTCAGCGCCCCGACCACCGCGGCGAAGCGGGCAAAGGCTTGTTTGTCCGATTTGGTGCCCTTGCCGAACAGGGTTTTCAACGCGGGCTTGCCGCCCGAGCGATAGAGCTTGTCCAGGCCTTGGACGCGCGCGTTGAGGAACGGCACCACGTCGGTGAAGAACCGGATAATCCCGGCATCACCGTGCGCGCTGAAGTCCATCAGGTCGCGCGCTTCAAACGCCGCCTTGAGTTTGCCCTTGTCCAGGTTGTGCTCCCAAATCCCGGCACGGTTCATGTTCTCCGCGAAGTCGGTGATGCCGTGGTAGCCGCGCCAGGCCTTCATCAAGGTATTGGGGATCAGCATCGGGTCTTTGAGCACTTGCGCGGTGCGCATGGTGCCGTTCAGCGAGGCCTTAAACTCATGCGCGCCGGCACCGTAGGCCTGGCCGAAGTGGAATGCCCCGCCACTGGCCTGCATCCGTGCGCGCTGGTGGTTATTGCCGTAGGTCAGCGCGCCTTTGAAGGCGGTCTTCAGCGGGATCGCGCTCGTCGGTGAGGTGGCCATGGCCGACAGCGTATCGCGGATGGCGTTCGCCACCACAAACTGCGGGGTGATGGTGGTCATGTTGGTGAAGAAGCGCTTGAAGCCGCGCATGATCCGACGGTGCAGCGTGTTATTGCCGGCGTCAGTGATCGCCGACACCGCCTTGAAGGTCAGCGGGTCGCTGATGTTGTACCACTGCTTTTCGCCGTTCTCCATGACGAAGGTGCTGGCCTTCTTGTCGCGGTGCGCCTCGGTGGTTTTCGTGGCAATCCCCAGGTCTTTATGCGAGGCGTTTTCCATGGCCTGTGTCGCCGCCTGGTTCTTCAGGCTGGCCTGAATCAGGTGGTGGAAATTCATCAGGGTGTTTTCCAGCAAGTCATTGAGGTGCTGACGGCCGCCCTTGAGTTTCTTGAACGCCTGTTGACGCGACAGACCGCCGCCGCCCGACTTCGGTCCGCCCAGGTTTTCGCTGTCGATCACCCGGTAGAACGGTACGTAAAACTCGTTGCTCCAAGTCGTGCGCTGCTCCGGGGTGATGATCCCGGATTGCTCGGCAATGCCCAGCACGTCGTCGCGGTGCTGCTGGAACTCTTTCCACACTTGCTGATACAAGAGGCTGCGGCTCTTGCCGTCAGCCAGGCGGCCACCGCTGAACTTGATACCCGCCTCGATTTCGGCCGGGGTGAACAGGTTTTCACGGCCTTCGCCGAGCAGGCGCTTGGAACGGTTGGCCGCGATCCAACCCATGAAGCGGGTCATTTCCGCCACGCTGCCGAGCTTTTGCAGGGTGTCTTTCAAGCCGGTGCTGTTGTCGTGCAGGTCAATGACCTTTTCCTTGGGGTCCAGGTAGATGCGGCCATTGTTCAACAGCGCGCCCAGCGCACCGCCTGCCGCCTCGCTCATGCGTGCCAGTACCCACGAACTGGACGCAATCGAACCTTCCAGGGTGTCGGCGCCGTACAGCGCCTGGTCATTGCGCATCAGCGGCGCGTAACGGTCGACCGCCGCCTGACGGAAACGCAGGGCCAGGTTGTCGGTCAATTGGCGCCAGCGATCCGCCAGCCGCTGCGGCAGTTTCTCCGGGCCAATCTTGTCGCTGAAGCTGGTGGCGTCGGCATCGTTCTTGATGTCGTCGAACACATCGGCCAGCCGGACGCTGAACATGGTGCCGGCCGGACCGAACAGCTCGCCACGCTTGGCCAGGGCCATCGATACCAAGGCATCCTTAGCCATGGCACGCAGCTGCGCCGGGGTGACCTGGCCGAGTTGCTTGCCGTAACGGCTGAACAGCCAGTGCTTGATCGCGCCCACCAGGTCATCGACCCAAGTGCGGAACGCCTTCGGCAGTTGCTCGTACTCTTCAATCGCGTAGGCGCCGAACTCTTCAGCGCTCATGCCGTCGGCCACGCCGCCTTGGCGCTGGGCGATCTGCACGCGCTCACGGGCGCGGTCAAACACGGCGCGGGCTTTGCCGGTGGATTGCTCGGCCTGGCGCTGCAAACCGTCCAGGCGCTGGATCAGCTCGGCCCAGCGCTTGGAGCCGACCAGGGTTTCGCCGCCGCTGTGGAACAGTTCATGCAGCAGCACGGCGTTGGCATTGCCCGGGGTCAGGTTGGCCGCCACCAGGTTGACTTTGCCATCCTTGGTGGTCACCGCTTGCACGCCTGGCACGTTGGCGCCGTCTGGCAGCGATTGCACGTTGCCGTGAATGATGATGTGGCCGCTGTCGATCAGCTTCTTGATCACGTTGCCGAATGGGCCTTGGGTGATCGCGTCGCGCACGTCCTGGTGCGTTGCCGGCTCGCCGAGTGGGGAAGCCACCGACAACCGGTTGCCGTCGTGCAGGTACTTGGAACGAATAAACCAGCCGCCGTTTTTCTTGAAGGTGGCGCCGTCGATTTCCTCGGCTTCAGCCTTGGTCAGGTCGGTGCGCACAATGCCGGTCAGGCGCTTGCCGCGCCCGGTGATGTGCTCGATCAGCTCAACTTTCGGCTCCGGTTTGCTGGTCGGCGCACGGTCGGGCAGGTCCAGGTGCTCGATGCGGTCGAACAGCTCGCCGGTCGATTCGGCGTTGCTCAGGTTGATGGTGCGCGCATGGATGCCTTGCGCGTCGTCCGGGTTGCTGTGTTTTTCCAGCACGATCACTTGGGTGTTGACCGCCGTACCAGCGCGCTCGAAGGTGGCAGCCGGCATGTCGAAGGTGGCCACGCGGTGCAGGCTCTGCGCCTCGTCGCTCTCTAGGAAGGCCGCCAGGCGCTTGTCGGTCAAACCGCCGCGCGGAATCAAGGCGACGACACGGCCGCCTTCACGCAGGTGCTTGGCCGCCTTGGCGACGTGCTCGATGGCGGTCTTGCCGCCGTTGCCGTAAGGCGGGTTCATCACGATGGCGTCGTACTTGTTGGTCAAGTGCAGCGCTTCGAAGGTGTCGTTGATGATCCGCGCGTTGCCGTTGGCCAGGGCCGCGCGCTGCGACAGGTCGTAACTCGGCTCGATCATGGTGACGTGGGTTTGCGGCGGGAAGAACCGCGCGATCGCGCCATGCCCGGCCGACGGTTCCAAGACGTGATCGCCCTTCTGGATGTTGGCCCATTCAGCCATCTTGAAGCCGAGCGGTTCCGGGGTGGCGAAGTAGTCCACGCCTTCGCGCTGGTCGCGGCGCTTGCTGTTTTTCTGTTGGGCGAAGTAGTAGGACTTGGCTTTCTGGAACGGGGTCAGCGCCGCGATGGCGGCCAGCTCACGGTCGATGGCCTTGCCGCCCTTGCCATCGTCGGCGCTCGGGGCCAAGTCTTCGGCGCCGTTGTAGGCGTCGATGAACGATTGCTTCAGGCCGCGCGCATCGGTGCCCAGCGCCAGGTTTTCAGCGGTCGAGGCGCGTTCGGCGATCTTGCTGGCGAAAGCGCTGGCTTCCCAGGCGGTGCCGGTGGTCAGGTAGCGGAACGCCGCATCGCTGGCCTGGCCGGTACGGTAGGTGCGGCCTTCGATCTGGATCGCCGCCACCGGTTTGCCCGGCATGCCGAGGTTGATCAGCACGCGCATGTGCTGGCCGCTGGTGTCGTGCAGGCTCACGCCTTCGCGGCCGGCGTCCGACTGCAAGACAATCAAGTCCTTGCCGCTGGCGTCGTCGTTGAAGGTGTCGGCATTCGCCCGGCGCTTGGCCTTGGGCACGGTGCCGTTGAAGAACAAGGCGTCCGGGAACGCCGCCGCCAGGGTGTCAATCGGCGAGAACAGGCCTTTCAAGTCCATTTTCTTGAAGATGTCCGGGCGCGCGGCGAAGGCTTCGCGGGCCAGGGCTTTGACGTCTTGCTCGACGATGCTGGCCAGGCCCGAGGCGAACGGATCGAAACCGCCGCCTTTGTTGTAGTCATGGAACACCACGACCTTGCGCCCGAGCTTCATGTGTTCCTTGATCATCGGCACCACGGCGCGGGCCTTGATCGATTCCAGCAGGTACATGCGGCGCTGGTAATCGAAGGTGTCCATGACCGCTTTGTACACTTCGCGGTACTTGCCGTCTTCATGCTCGCGCAGGAAGGCCAGGCCTTGGTCGATCTTCTGCCCCACCGCGTCATCGACCATCACAAACTTGCGGTCGTAGTCATACGGCACTTCCAGACGCCGGCCCGACAGCGCGCCGACTTCCTTCAGGTGCTGGTTAAAATTCTGCTCCATCAGCTCGGAATCCACCCCGGCTTCCGGCTGGGTCAGCTTGTTGTAGCGCATGCGGTAGCCGAAGTGCTGCATGAAAAACTTCTCACGCGCATCACCGCTGTTGTAACCGGCGCCTTCCACTTCGGTTTTGTTGCTGTAGCGCTCGGCCGGGCTGACGTAATCGAACAGGTAGCCCTCGGCATAGTCCACGCTTTTGACGTAGGCGAACGGGGTGGCCGACAGGAACAGGGTTTTCGGCAGGTCTTGCTGACTGGCCCAGCGCGCTTGCCAGGCCTTTTTGGCGGGCTCTTCGATGGCGGCCCAGGCCTCTGCGGCGGCGTCGCGGGTTTCGGTCAGCGCGTCCAAGTCCTTGGCCGAGTAGTTGGCCAGCTGTTCCTGTTCCGGCATCGCCGCTTGTGCTTGTTGCAGCGCTTGCCATTCCTTGGAATTGCGCTCGCGCACCCACTGATAGAAGCCATCCGGGTGACCGGTCAAGCCTTGCAGTTTGGACAGTGCGCCCGTGCCTTCACCTTTCTCGTTGCTCGACAGGTAATGCGCCTCATCGGCCACGACCTGATCCCACTCACGCAGGGCCAGGCTGTCGTTGGCGCCGAAGTTGGCGTAGGTGGTGATGACCTGGCCGTCGGTGCCGTTGTCGCTGGTGCTGGCCAGCAGCTTGAACTCAACGCCGAGCATCTTGGCGAACTTGATCCAGTCGGCGGCGATCTTATCGCTCGGGACGACCACCAGGGCATTGGGTTTGCCGGCGTTGATCGAGCGCACAATCACACCCATGCCGCTGGCGGTCTTGCCGGTGCCGGTGCCATTGGTGAGCAGCATGCCGTTGCCCACAGCAAAACGCTGCTCAGCCTTGAGCACGTCGTCGCGCTGGGGCTCAAGCAGCAGCGGCAGGGCTGCGTCGATGTTGGCTTTGTCGCCGCGAACGGTTGGGGTGCCGCTCGCTTTCTTCTGCGCCGCTAGACGTTCACTGAACTCGCTGGCATCAGTGGCAGGAGCAGTGCCAACAATGCTTTCTGCTCGCTCGCGCTCAACGGGTTCTCCTGCGACGCGATCGCCACCGCTTCGGGAGGATTCAGCACCTCCGGCAGTGCCGAGCGTAGGTCGGAATGCCCCGTCCGGTTGATGTACGCGCTGATCGCCTGATTCTCGGCCAGTAACGGCGCCATCAGTTGGTAGGCGTTGATCACGCTGTCCGTCTGCCCGGCCTTCGACATCGCTTGCGCCTGGCTCGCCAGTGCGTCGTCCAGCTGCGGCTGGCTCATCGGAAACAGCAGTTGCATCGACGGGTTTTGCAGCGGTTCTGTCTGTGCGATTTGGTTCCACACGCTCGCCGGGACTTGCTGCATTTACTTCGCTCCCTTGCTGCGGCGTTTCACTTCGCGCGCCAGGTGCTGGTCGCTGTCCGTCTGTGCCACGCGCCCCAGCACTTTGGTCATCAGGCTGTGCGTCTCCGAAGAGGCCTTGTTGCTGGGTGGCTTGGGCTTCTTGGCGGTCGAGTTGGTCATGCGTGCCTCGGATCAGATCGGCGCCGGTCAGTTCCGGTTCGCCAAACAGGTTAGTGCCCGGCTGAGTCGCGCGGGCCAGCTGAGTATAGGTCAGAAGTGCGTCAGCGACTTTATCCCGACCACGGGCGCGTGCCAAGCTGGCGCCGCGATAGAACACGCTCACCCAATCCTTGGTGGCCTGGTCGAGTTTGCCCGAAAACATGTCGTTCTGGTTGACCAGTTCAAGGATCGACTTGCCCCGTGCGCGCGCCTGGCGCACCAGGTTCACCGCCTCCATCAGGTTCGGGGTGACGTCGACGGACTTGGAGATTTGCCCGTCGCGCGATTCCTGGCGCATCTGCGCCCAAGGTCCGGCCGCGTCGAGCAGCGCGCCACCAATCGACTTAATGTCGCTGTCGGCGCTTTCGAAGATGTCATTCACCAACGCCGGATCATCGTAGGCAGCGGCCAGCAACGCGGCTTCGATACGGCGGCGGCCATCCTGCGACAACACGCCGTCGCCATCCATCAGGCTACCGCGATCACTCTTGCTGGCCACGTCGCCGATGAAGGCGCGGACGAACTCGCGGTTGGCCGCGCCCGCCACGTCGCCACCGTTGAACAGGTGCAGGAGATCGCCCAGCTTCTTGCCATCAGCGACGGCGCGCTCGGTAGAACTCAAGGCCAGGGTGGTGCGTTCGTTGGCTTCGGTGGTGTAGGCCTGAAGCTCTTCGGTGGTCATCGGCGTGACGCGCTCGCGCACCAGGATCGGCGAGGCCATGCCGGCCACGTCATAGCCTTGCGATTCCAGCCAATCCCGGTATTTCACCGCCGATTGATTGTCGAGGGCGTAGGCCTGACGAATTGCCAGGGTGCGGCCGTTGCCGCTTTCCACCACGCCTTCAGGCGAGACAATCGGCGCGCCGTCGGTTGCGCTGGCGCTGTCGCCGAGCAGGCGCGGGTTCAGGTTTTTGGCCATGCCGTTGATCTGATCCAGCGAGGCCGAACGCGAACGGTCGCGCGGTTGCAATTCCTTCGGGTAGGCTGGATTGACCGGGCCGTCGACGAAATTGGACGTGATCAGGGTGTTTTCTTCGACCACCTTCGGCCGCACCTCGAACTCACGGCCGCTCGGGGTGGTCACGGTTTGAACTGGGGCAATTTTTGCCTCAGTTGCCGGCGCCTGGCCCAGCTTGGCCAGTTCGGCGCGCACGGTGTCGGCGTTGTCCATGCCTTCCACGGAATGGCCGGCGTCTTCCATCATGTCGCGCGCGCCGTTGAACCAGCTGCGCAGGTACGGGCGCACCTTTTCCAGGGGCTGGCCCAGGTCTTCGGCCATGGTCTTGGCGAAGTCGGCGAACTTGCGCACGCCGGCCTCGATGTGGAACACCGCCAGTTCGGTGCCGAGCGCCAGAATTTCCGGATCGATACCGCTGTTCAGCTGCGAACCGTTGAGTTTGGCCTTGAGTTTGGCGCGCAGTTCCGCCGCGCGATCCTGGCTCACCAGTTTGTTGCTGGCGCCGTACTCGGCCGAAGCTTTAGGCTTCCATGCTCGCGCAGCCTTGACGTAATCGGCGCCGCTCAGCTTGCTCAGGTCGTCGGACATTTGGTCCGCTTGATCGGCGCTCAGGTCATTCCTGATAAGGCCTGGGTAATCAGCCAGCACCGTATCTGATACGCGCTGACCATCGCTCATCGCCTTCGCTACCAGTTCACCGTGTTTCTCGCCGAACGTCTTCAGATTGAAGTCTTTGTATCCTTGCAGGCCAGCATCGGCCACCGCTTCCTTAACTTGGTCCAATGTCATTTCATGCGCAGGCTTTGGAAGGTCCACGCTGATACGTCCACCGCCCAAGGGGATGGTAATTTTATTGGTAGCTGGCTGCTCGGCGGCCTTCACCAGCTCCTTGGCGGTTTCGGCTGCTGGCGCTGGCTCTTCCATCTTGGCGCCAGGGTTGTAATGGCCTTTGCGATTCGCCGGGTTTTGCTTGGCCCAGGCGCGAGCCTCATCTTCTGTATTGAAACTGACAGAACTGTACGGTGTTTTCAGGCCGATCAGCTTCCCGTCGCCAGTGTCCAGGCTATCGCGCATCATGTCCCAGCCATTAACCCGGCCAAGCTGCTGCGTGCTTTCCTTCCACGACTTGTAAGTGGCGGCACTGATTTCGCGGACTTCTGGCTCTTCGATCTTGGCCAGCGCCGGTTTGGCTTCTTCGACCTTGGTAAAGGTCACGCCATCGCGCTTGGCGCGGATGATGTCCGCCGTCGACAGCGTGGTGCCGCCGTTCGGACTGGTGATATGTGCCGTGCCAGCGCTATCAATGGCGTTGAGGGTGTACACCTTGCCAGGGCTGGCATAACCCACGTCAGCCGACACCGTGAACTGATCGTCGACGTTCAGGCCCATGGTTTCGCGCGTGGTCTTCTGCATCTTCTCCTTGCGCGCCTTGGCTTTCTGCTGCGGGCTCAGTGGCTTCGACGCAGGTTCAGCGGCTTTTGATGCGGGTTCGGCCGCTGGCGTTGCAGTTTTCGGCACTTCTGATGCAGGTTTTGCCGTTTCTGTTGCGGCGCCCGAGGCTTTCCATAGGTCAGCAATCTTGAAGGTGTGCATACGATCCACCGACAGTTCGCCAGCCTTTGCAAAGGGCGGGCTATCGGTGAACGTGCGGCCGTCACGGATGCCGGCGAACACGGCATTGATGTTTTTCGCACCCTCGCTGCGGCGCCACTTCACATAATCGACGGCGGCCTGGCGGGCGGCGGTCGCATCGGTGCGGTCAACCTCGGCCTTGGCTTCAATCGCACCATTGGCCGTGGTCGCGCTCGGGAACTCACGCACGTCGTCGAGCAGCTGCTTGATCGGCGCGTCCAGGCGAATGACTTTCACCGGCTGGTCACCATCGACCTTGGCCAGCCACTGGTGATGGCCGTCGAGCACATGGTTGTCGCTGGAAATCAGAATCGAACGATCGCCGCCTTCAAAGCCCAAGGCTTTCTTGACCTTGGTCGGGCTGAATTCTTCCTGCGTCGGCTTCAGGCTGCTGGCCGGCACTTCTTCCTGCGTGTGGGCAATGCCGCGCGCATTCAGGAACTGCGTCATCGCACCACGGTGCTCGGCCTTGATCTGCGGCATGTCGGCGCGCGGGATGTTCAGGCTGCCCGAGTCGTCGGCGAAGCGGGTCCATTGTTTGTCGATCTTGTCGCCAGTCAATTCGGCCACGGCCGGCGCTTTGCCCTTGACATTGTCGATAGCCTTGCCGATGGCTGTGCGCCGCTTCAATAGCACGGAAAAGCCGCTACGGCTGTCCTTGCTGTTCTTTTCCAGCGGGTAATCCTTGATCTGCTGGGCGATGTCCTTCAACGCAGCGCGCAACTGCGGCTCGTTCAAGTCGTTAATGCCTTGCTCAGCCTCACGATTGAGGCGGTCGCTCAGCAATTCATGGCGGCGCGTTTCCCCTGCGGCGGCCGTCGCTTCCTGGGTGGGTGGCGCTTCAGGCTCGACCACATCGGTCAGCGTCGGTACTTCTTCGGTCAGGGTGGGGATGTCTTCCTGCGCCGGTTGCGCCACGGGGGCTGGCTCAGTGGTCGGCGCACCAGCGCGTTCCAGCTGGACGCCATCGTTCTGGGTGAACTCATAGGCGTTGCCGTCGTCGGCGAGCACTCGCGCGGTCCATTGGCCCTGGCCGTGATCCTCGTAGTGCTCCAGGGTGCCGGCCATTTCGCCGTCAGCACTGCGCACGGTGACCGGCTCGCCAGTCGGCGCGGCTTCAGCGGGTGCTGCTGGTGGCTCAGGCGCGACGTACTGCTGCGCGGCACGGGTCAGCGGACCAGTGGGAGCGGGCGCTGGGGCTGGCGTGGCGGCTTCAGGTGCTGGCGCCGGTGTTTGCTGGGGTTGGTCTGCGGGAGCGGGCTCGGCCTGTGCTTGCGCAGCGGCGGCGGCCTCGGCTTCGCGGTTACGGGTTGGGATGGCGTCGGCGGCTTTCTGCACGCCATGTACGCCCGCCTTCAGCGCTGCGCCCGTACCGGCGCCCACTATGGCGGCGTCGGCGATCTGCTCGCGCGCCTGCGCCCACGTCATCTTCGGATCGATCGAACCCTTATCCAAGCCGGATTGAATGGCTTGCGTCACGGTTTCTTGCAACGCCTCGGCGGTGCCGGCCTTGAACAAGCCTTTAAAGAACTGTTGCCCAGGCTGCATGATCACATGAATCGGCAGGGCTTCCGGGATCGCTTCGGCGGCAGCCTGCGCCATGGCGTAGGTGGCCGCGTCGTTCGGGTTGAGGTTCTTCGAGCGTGCGGCGTCATAGCTCTGACCATAGACCTGACCGCCAATCATCGACATGCCCACGGCTGGGTTTTTGGTAATGACCGAGGCGGCAATCGCCGGGATCATTTCCGCCGTCGAACCGATGATCATGCTGCCGTACTTGGCCAGCGGGCCGTCCGGGTTGATCTGCACGGTGTCGGCGTTGGCTTCCTTGCTCAGGCGTTTGCCCAGCTGGGTGATGTCGCTCGGCTTCATGCCGACCAGGGCGCCGGCCTCTTCCGGGGTCATCAGGTCGCGCGCGTGCGTGCGCAGGTACTTGGCCAGGCTCGACGTGTCGCCGTTGGTGCCGTCGCGCAGGGTAGGCGTCATCTGCCCCCGCGCGTCCTGCACCATGATGATGTCGCCATTGTCCTGCATGCGCTGAATGATGCCGGCGCGCTCAGCGTTGGACACCAGCGTCTGGTCGTCGATGCCTTCGCCCTGGGTGCGGATGATGCCACCGGCCGCATTCTTGAAATGCTCGGGCAGGTTTTGCAGGGATTTTTTCGTGGACGCCACAAAGCCGTCTTGCGGCTGGTCGGCCACGGGTGCAAAACCGGCCTTGGTCAGCGCTTGGTTTTTAGTGGTCAGTGGCGACAGTCCGGGGGCCGCATTGACCTTGTCCTCGATGCGCTGCTGATTCTCCAAGGTGTACGGCGACGGCGCGTCATAACCGCCCGCATCGGCTTGTGCATTCGCCAACGCACCCTTGCCGCTGGCGATGTCGGCGCGCTGCTGATCACGCTGGGCGATGTCGGCCGGGTCGATCACCTTGTACCGGCCCGGCTCCTTGGCGTCCATTTCGGCTTGGATCGCGGCCAGGTCATTACCCGGCGCGGCGGGCGCGGACTTCTTGCCAGCCATCAGTTGGTCACCAATGATGCTCGCCTTGGCCAATACCTCTTGCCCGTAGGCTTGGGTCTTCTCGCCCCACTGATCGCGGTTGTCGCCACCGAAGTGGGACTTCACCACGTCCTCCATGCTGTAACCCTTGTCCAAGCGCTGGCGCATCTGCCGCGCCGCGCCGGCAATCGCCTGCTCCGCATTGAACGGATCGATGCCCAGCGACTTGGCATTGCTGTCGAGGTTTTGCAGCATGCCCTTGGCTTGGCCCCATTTAGTGGGCTCGCCGACGGCATTGGCGTCGTAACCCGACTCCTGTTGCGCCAGCGCCGACAGCACGTTGAGCGGTACGCCGAACTCGGCGGAATACTTCTCGAACAGGGGTTGCAGATCAGGCGGCGGCAGAAGGCCTTGGCTCATGACGCTCGCGGCGCTGGAAGTCAGCGGGCCGGCATTGGCGCTGCGCGGCGGCAGGGTATTGATGGCGGGCATCGGCGGCGCGACGGGCGCCGCGGCGGTGGGAGCAATCGCGGAGGGCGACTTGAGGAAAAGATTTTCTGCCACTGGTGATGCCCTCGGCGTGGTTGGATAATCGAAACAGATGGACTGATTCTATATCCAACGCGCCACCGAGGGTAGCGGGGTTACTGGTACGGGATCATCTGGCCAGTTTTCGTATCGAAGATCATCGGCACACCTTTACCGGGCGGGCTGTACTGCTTGGCCTGATCGTTGTGCAGCGATTGCGCATAGGCAGTGGCATCATCCGGGTTGTCAAAAACCCCGAGGTGCTTACCGGTCTTCTGGAACAGCTTAATCGCCTCATCGTTGCTGACCACCTTGCCATCATCGCTGACTGTCGGAATCAGGTACTCCTTGCCGTCCATGTTGACCGAGATAGAGCGCACGGTACTGATACTGCCGTCAGGGTTCTTCACCACCGGTCGCGCGTTCAAATCGATGTTGCCTTGTTGCACCATGCCCTTGGACTTGGCGCCATAATTCACCGCACCGGAGCTTGGCCTGGGACTGCCTTGCGCACCCGGCAGGCCGCCCGCCATCGGGTTTTGCCCGCCGCCGATCAACTGCATGTCCTGCTCGATCTGCGCCGCCTGCTGCTGCGGAGTCTTGCGCGTGTAGTTAAAGTCCGCCAAGCGCGCCTGATGCAGCATGCGTCGGACTTCCTGCGGATCGGCGGGCTTCTTGTACTGGCCAATACCGAGGATTTGCGGCAACGCATCCTTGATGAACTTCTCGTCATAACCCGCACTCTTGAGCATTGCCATCTTTTTGGTGATGGCCGCCCCTTCGTTCTGCTGATCAAGCTGCTTGCCGGTGGCCTGCAAGTTCAAGGCATTGCCGGCGCGCTGGTTTTCCAGCTGGCTGGTGGCCTGGGTCTGCACCGCCACCTGGTTGTTGTCGCGGATCATGCCGTTGTTGGTCTTGGCCACTTCCAGGCCGGCCTTGGCTTGTGCGGCCGTCGCGGCATCCGCCCGGGCCATGGTGACCTTGAAGGCGTTGGCCGGTTCGAGCAGGCCGATCCCCGCCTGGACCATGTCGTCCTGGCCGTGAATGGTCTGCGCGAAAAGCTCGCCGGTTTCCTTGTTCTTCATCTTCAGGGTCAGGCCGGTGGTGTTACCGTCCTTGTCCTTGACCAGGTCGTAACCCTCGGCGTGCAGGCCGTCGTCGTAATAACCGGGAGAGTTGTAGGCCTTGACCATATGGTCAGCGTAGCCCTTGAAGTCGCCGATCTGCGCCGAACGCAGTGCCTGGGTCCAGCTCTTCATGCCGGCCTGGGCCTGCTTGTCCTGCGCCCACTTGTCCCACTGCTCGGCGCCGGCCATGTTGCCCTGGGCAATGTAGGTTTCTTTGATCTTCGGCACCACGTCGCGCAGGTAGAAGTCTTCCGGCAACGGGGCGTTTTTCTTGGCAGCCTTACTTTGCGCGTCGGCGTCGGCGTAACTGTTGCCGCGCGTGTCGTCATAGGTTGGCATGGTCATGGTGTCGCTGGCGTTGGCCTTGCTGCCCACTTGGCTGTTGGCGGCGATGTCATCGCTGGTCGCCTGCTTGGCATCGGTCAGGCCTTGTTGCATGACGTTCTTCACGTCCTGCTGATCGTTGTGGCTCTGGATTTGCTGGTAGGCGCCAATCAACTTGCTGCCCAGCGAAATACCGTCGCTGATACCATGCACCAATCCGACAGCGGCGTAGGGATTACTCATGAGGACACCTCCAGGTTAAATAGGGCGATATGCGGCATCACCGCGTCGCGGATCACGTCGAGCTTACCCTGATACGCTTGATACGCCTCGGGGTGCTGGGTCTTCAGCCAGGTCGCGCGCCCTTCCGACCAGTAGGCCGAGCAGGTCAGGCAGTCTGGGGACGCCGCCAGGTGTTCATAGTAATCCGGAATAAAGGCGTTAGCGTCCAAGTAGTCGAACACCTGGGCGTCGCTCCAGTGCTCCAACGGAAACAACAATTCCACGCCGTGCTCCATGGCCCCGGAACGCAGCGGCGACTTCATCCGGTCGGCACTCTTCTGCCCACGCACGATCAGGGTCACGCCGTCGTCCAGCATACGCTGGTGCATAGGCGCCATCAGCGCGTGGTAACAGCAGTTGAAACGATCCTGCAAGGCCACGCCGCCACCGTAGGCTTCACGGCCAAAGGCAGTGTTGGTGGTCGGCATCAGATCGGACGGCAGACCATGCGCGGCAATCTGCTCGTTGACCCGCCCGGCAATCTCGACAAAGTGCGGCACCAGCGCACGCACGCGCTCGACCACCGCTTGCACTTCCGGCACCGGGTCGCCGGTATTGGTCCAGTACACGGTCATCTGCGGCCAATGGCGCTCCAGGATAAACAGCGCGGCCAAGGAATCCTTGCCGCCGCTGAACTGGAAGCCGATACGCTCATGCCGCGCCAGGGTCGACGCCAGTTGTTCATGCAGCGTCTGACTGCGGAACTGCGCCAGATAAACCATAGCCTCGGGCAAAGCCTGTTCGAAGTCGGCAAACTCCCCGGCAAAATGCGCCATGTCGCCCTGGGTCAGGATGGTGCGTGAGTGCGCGAAGCCGTGGCGCTCGATCACTTCACCCCAGGCATCGGCCGGCATAAAGGTCGCGTACAGTTCGGGCAGGTCGCGGTACTCGGCAATCGCCAGGTCGCACACGAACAGCTGGCCGCCCGGCTTGAGCAGGCGCCGCGCCTCGCTCAAGGCTTGATTGATCGGTATCTGGCACAGGGCGCTATTGAACATCACCACGTCGGCGCTGGCGCTCGGTAACTCGCTGCGCGTGAAGTCAGCCAGGCAGTGCGCAAACGCCTCACCTTGCGGGGCATGATCCAGTTGGTGCTGGCTGATGTTGACCAGGCTAAAGGTCAGGTCCGGGCGCTGTTCGTGCATCAGCTTAGCCACTTCACCAATGCCGCAACCGGCGTCGATGATGTGCGCGCCGGACGGCGGATCGATCAGTTTCAGCAGGTAGGCAACGTGTGCGGCCTGACTGCCACCCACAAAGGCGGTCTGCATCACACGCAAGCCTTGGGCCAGGGATAAGTCGGTGGCGCGATCGATAACGTCAATCATCAGAAGGCCACCGCCATCATGCCAGCCGCCGCCAGACCGGCAACGGCTTGGGTCTTGGCTGCGCCCGCTTGCTGATCGCCCTGCTGCACGGCGATGTTCTGTTGTCGCTGATTGGTCAAGGTGCTGGCTTGGCCACCATACCCTTGCTGCGCACCCTGAAAACCCTGCGCCATGACATTGGTATTGGCCCGCGAACTGGCGTCGGCGGCCAGGGCGTTGCTGGTCGCCGAGTTGCCGGCATTCAAGCCCAGCCCCACCTGTTGCGCGGCGGTCGCCGTGTTGCCCCGGCCAAAGTTGGCCACGCCCTCGCGCAGCGCCATGCCGGTGGCTTTCACTTGTTCGCGCGCGCCGTTCTGCGCCCCGGCGGCGGCCAAGGCTGTCGACAGGTCTGCGCCGCGATCCACACCGGCAAAGCGTCCGCTGCGCGGATCGATGCCCATGCTCGCCATCTGCCGAGTGTTCTGCTCCTGCGACTGGCTGGCGTTGTTCATCACGTCGGCTTTGGCCGTGGCGGCGGCGGCGGCCTGCGCTTCCGGCGTGTCGTAGTTCAGCGCATCCTTGACCATACGGTCTTCGACGGGCTTGAACAGCGTGTTGTAGCGGCTCCACTGATCATCGCTGCGCGTGTCGGCTTTGCGCATATCACTGAGCTGCTGAGTCGTGACCTCGTTATTCAGCTTGTCCGTGACGTCCTGACGAACCTGGCTGTCGGCATATGCTTCGCGCGAGAAATCCAACCAGTCGGCGCCGGTCTTGGCCTGCATCTTCGCCGCTTCACCGACCTGTGGGTCTGCCTGGCTGCCGCCACCGCCGCCCTTGCCAAAACACACGTTACGACCAACCGCGAGCACCGCCAAGTGCCGATCCAGTTTCGATGGCCGCTGGGGCAGGTTGCCCGGCTCCAGTTCGGCCGGGTTCCAAAAATCTCGCGTCATCATTGGCGATACTCCGGGGGAATAAAACGGCACTCTCGTCGGAGCATGCCGCGAATCTGAATGTCATCGTCGGGCATGGCTTCCGGGCAGATGCCCTCAAGCTTGAAGCCCAAGTGTTCGTTAAAGCGGATCGCCTCGGTGTTCTTGGTGGCAATCAGCGCGGTAAGGCGGCGCAGCTTCAAGTCCACGAACGGATAACCGAAGGCCATCTTCAGCACGTTGCGGCTCAACCAATAACCATCGCCGGCGCTGGCAACGTGGATGCAGCAGTCCGACTCAGAAAAGCTGTCCCACACCACCACCGCACACAGCTGATTGCCACGGCGCACACCAAAAGCCTTGGCGTCCGGCTTAAAGCAGCGCAAGCCAATGTGCTCGGCGGCCCAGCGCAACAGTGCAGGTGGATCGTCGTAAACCAGCTGAGGCATGTCGTTGTTCCGATTTTAGAACCAATGTCGCCAGTATAGAACCACTGCTAACGCAAGGCGATGCGCAGCGCGTTGATCGCGGCAAACAGTGCGGCAATGTCCTGCGCCGCATTGCCGCTCGGCTCGACGTTCAGGTTGTTCACCAGCGTTCGCGCGGCGGCCAGGCGCACCGCTGACTGGCTTTTGTCGCCCAGGTCGCCGTTCAGGGTTTCCAGCTTGCGCTTGTCCGCAACGCTCATGTCCATGGGTTACGCTCCCGCCAGTTCGGCGCCGGTGCCGGCCAAGGTGATTTGGGTGATCGCGCGGTCGCTGGCCACTTCCACCTCCCACATTTGCGCGAGAAAGCCCGAAGGTAGGCGCGCCATCTTGTTGACCGTGCCCACCGAGGCCACCAGCTTTTTATCGGCGTAGACGTTGATCGACACCTTGCGGCTCAGGGTTGGCACCACTTGCAACTGGTCGCCATTGATCGGGTAGACGTTCAGCGCCGCCCCGCCCAGCTCGCCGCCAATCGACGGTTGGGCAAGCAGCACGGCGTTGGCCGCCTTGACCCGATCAATCTCGGCCTGGATCGCCGCCACCTGGTCGACGCTCAGGTCGTTGTCGGCTTCGACTAGGATCGCGCCGAAGTTGGTCGGCTTGGGCAGGACAAACGGCTTGGATTTCCACGACAGCAGTTCACTCGGCTGGGTCGGGTCGTCCCACTGGAACACGCGGCCGTCGATGGCCTGGTACAGGTTGCCGCTGCCAATTTCGTGATACTGCGCCGACGGAAACGCGGTCGAACGAATCAAAAACGCCTGCTCGCCGGTCAGGTCGATGATGAACAGGCCGTGGTATTCCACGCTGTTGGCGTCGGAGTAGTTGTAGGTGGTGATGTAGCGGCCGTTGTACTGACTGGCCGACATCGCGGCCGGGTTCAGTTGCAGCCAGTCGTCACGGGAAAACAACCGGGTGCTGATCACCGCTGCGCCGCTGCTGGTGACTTGCACCAGACCATCAGGCGAGGGGTAGGCCACGGCGTAACCCAGGTCGACGATGCCGCGCGCGTTGATGCACGGCAGGTTCTGTTCCAGTTTTTCGCTGACCATGTTTTCCGGTGCGGTGCCACTAACGATGTACGGCTTGCCGGTGGTGGTCACGACGATGGACGAACCGAAGGCACCCAGGCCGACCAGGTCGTAATCCATGGTCAGGCGGTAGGCTTCCGGCCAGGCGTGCGGGCGGTACGGTTCACAAAAGCACAGCTGCTTGCCGAGGATCGCCGCCATCATGCCGTTGGGCAGGGCAATCAAGCCGGTCATGGCGTCGTCCGGGGCGTTCCAGTTGGCCGACGGCAAGGCCTCCTGCAACAGTTCCGGGCTCACGGTGTCGACAAAGTTCGACGCCGAGGCGCCGCGCTCGGCAATGAAATACAGCTGCGTGCCGGTCTTGCCGGTCTGCGCCCGGTAAATGCGCTGCAAGGTGATGTTGCGCCCGGCCGGGGTGGACGCAAAGCCGCTCAGGGTCACGGTCTGCCCTGGCGTCCAGAAAATATCGGCGCTGGCCGGGCTCGGTTCCGACTCTTCGCCGAAGGCCGTAACCCAGGTGTACACATAGATGCGTGTGGTGCCTTGCGCGCCAGGCGTGGCGGTGCCGCTCAAGGTCGGCGTCAAGGCGGCGGCCGGCAAAGGCATGGCCAGCGGGTAGGTGACGCCCGCCACCAGCATTTGCGGCGCGCCATCACCGGTGATGTACAGGCGATCATCGGCAACCGGGCCCGGCACGGCATACACGTCGCCGGCCCAGCCCAGCCAGTTGCTGCCGTTCTTGTAGATGGTCTTATGCCCACCGGGCGGCACCGAACCAAACTGATGTTCGAAGCGCTGCTTGCGGATCGGCGTCAGCCCGCCATCGTCCAGGCGCACGTTGTACGCCATCTGCGAGGCCATGTCGCCCAGCAAGCGCGGGATGATCTTCGGCGTTTCGCCGACAAACCCGATCAGTTTCAGCGTTGTCATGTGCCCGCCTTATGCCCGTTCGATCATGTGATGATCCACAGTTCAGTTTGCCGCACGCCGGCCAGGGTCAGCGCCTCGGTCAGTTCGGTTACCTCGACCGCCAGCGGACTGTTGTTGGCCAGCACCCACACGGTGGTCGCGCCGGGGCCACGGCTTTGCAGGCCGAGGATCGCCCGCGCCATGCGCCCCTGACTGGTTTCATCGCCGTCAAAGGTATGCCCGGCCGCCGTGGTCACGGTGATCGCGGCAACATCGCGCTCGCGCTGGGCCTTCTTCTGCGCCAGGGCGTCGGCGGAATCGCTGGGCGACTCCGGGTGCACCACATAGCCCAACGCCAGCCACGCCAGGTAGGCGCGGTAGTCGACGTTGCCCGGGTCGATCGGGATCAGGGTGTTGTCGCTCAAACGCAAAATGTTGTCGCCGCTGATCTGGTACATGCTCAACCCTCTTAGAATTCAGCCGACACGCCGTAACGGGTGTGGAATTGACCGTGCCCCGTCGACGAAATGTTGCGATAAACCAACAGCGATTCGGTGCCAATCCGCGTGTTGAGGCCGCCAACGTTGGTGTTGGTAATCCGCACGCTTTCCACAATCACCGCGACCGATGGTGTGGTGCGTTTGACCGCCTTGTAATCCTGGCAGGTGGCAATTGCGTTGCCGGTGGTGTTGTAACCCATGGCGATGCAGTCGATCTGCTCGTAGTAGCGTTGGCACAGCATGGTTTCCAGGCCGACCAAGCGCTCTTCGAAGGCGGTGACGCTGTTCAGCTCAAACTGCGGCAACTCCACCGTACCACTGGCGAAAGTCACGGTTACGTCGGTGTTGGCGGTCAGTGAGGCGGTCAAGGCGCCGTTAGCAATGGTGGTGCCATTGACCTTGGCGGTGGCGGTGCCGGTCCAGCTCAGGCGGTAGGTGCCGCCCTCGATGTTGACCCCTTCAATCACCTGCTCCAGGCCACCGGCCGGCGCGGTCATCTGAAAGTGACTGTCGACGGCGGCGAACGCCAGGTTCTGCCCGCTGGTGACCACGCGCCAGCGGTCCAGGGTGTACTGGTTGGCGCCCGTGGTGTTGGTGCCCGAAACGTAGGCGCGCTGGTTGACGTTGCCCTTGGGGTTGATCAGCTTGTTGCGAAAGATCAGAAAGCTACTGATCGCACTTTGTGCGGCGCTGATGTCGGCCTGCAAGGCGGTAAACGATTCGCTCAGGGCGGCAGCGGTCAGGCGCAGTTCCACCCGATCGCCCGCGGCAAAGGCGCGCGCCGAGGTGCCTTCTTGTGCGCGGGTGACGGTCAGCACGTCGGTGGAGCGGCCGGTGCAGCGCATCACCTCCACGTTGTTGCTGCTGTCCACCAGCGTCAGCGGGAACCATTGCCCGGCCGTCAGCGTGGGGAATTTTGCACCTTCGCCGGTCGTAACCGACAGCGTGGTGGCGCCCGAGGTCAGCGACGAAGCGAGCTTGCTGATCGCGTTGTTTTTCAGGTTAACCGTGACGGTCATGTCAGCACTCCACAAGACGAAGATTAAAAGCGACTTCTTTCACGCGCCCTTGCGCGGTGGTCGCGGTGACGGTGACGGTGTAGGACTCGCCGTCCAGGCCAGCGGATAACCAGACCTTGGCCACGGCGCCCGACAGGGACACGCTCAGCACCGTCAGGTTGACCGAGTCGGCGGTGGCCGTGGCGTCGATCAGGCTGTCACTCGAGGACAACCATTTTTCAAAGCTGACGTCATAGTCCAGGATGTCGTCGGGGCGCTTGCGCAGGGTTCCCAGCATTACGCTCTCCTTTCGGCGGGGACGATAAGGGCGCGCGGTTCGGCGCCCACCCACAGCGACCGCACGAGCGGCGCTGCGATAAATTCAGTGGGCAGGACCGGCAGGCCGTGGCGCTCAGCCACGCACAACACCTGAAGATCGACCGCGCCCTCGGCATACTGGTAATGCCATTGCTGCGCGTCACCGGTGGCGATCCATTGCAGGTCGGCCGCACCTTCGCCGTACAGCTTGTCGCCCAGGCGAGACTCCAACTTGTTGAGCAGCCAGGAGGTGGCGGCGGAGCCGGTGGGCGAACTGATGTACAGGTTGGCCAGCGCCTCCATGCCAAACAGCACCGGGGCGTCACCCTCAAGGAAGGCCGGGCGCGCCACATGCCAATCCAGCTGCATGCCGAAGGCCATCGACCAATCGGCGACGCCTTGCTGCACGGTGGCCGCGCGCCCATCCAGTTCCGCGTCGAACTGGATGTTGAAGCTCGACGATACCTGCGACACCACTTGCCCGTCGCCGTCGGCCTGGAATACCGCGCTCAGGTCGCTGGCGCCAAAGGTCCAGCGCACCCCCTCACCTGCGGCCGTCAATGACACCAGCAAGTCGGCAGCGCCAGCACGCCCATACAAGGCCTCGGCATCCGCTTGCAGCACAACATCGGCCGCGCCGGAGGTGAACAGCTTAAGCTGCGGGGTCAGGTCGGCCAGTACCACCACGCTCATGGCGCTGCTGCCGGTCAGGCCCAGGATCACATCGCCATCGGCCTGCAAGACCACGTCCGCGTCGCCGTACCAGCTCCAAATCTCATTGGACTCGTTCAGCGCCACGGCGTTGATGGCGAAGGTGTTCACCTTAGAGCACCGTGACCGTCAGCTTTTGCACGTCGATCACAAACACGTCGCCGGGGTTGAGCGTGCGACTGGCCGCCAGGGCGCCGTTGAGCAGGCTGTTGCCCGCCGTCAGCGTGTCCCAGACGCCGAAGTGGGTGATGGTGATCGGCGAGGCGCCGTCGAACACCGCATAGATCAACTGCAAAGCGTTCTTCGACTGGCCGCCCGACGCCGCCGTCCAGGCCGCAGACTGCGCCGCGCCCAAGGCGGCATCCTTGCGCAGGTAGGCGGGGAACGCGGCCAAGGAGACTTCGTTGGCACCGGTATCGCCGGGGCTGGCGGTGTGCAACGAAATGTAGGTTTTGGTCGGCGAGGTGAACGCCACGCCACGCAACACGGCGTTAGCAAGGGCGTTTTCCAGGTAATCCGATGCAGCGGACATGGGCGTACTCCTTAGAAGAATCGGGGGCGCGAGCGGACGGGTGCCCGTTGCTGGCCTTTAATGGTTTGATTAAACAGTTCATTGATTCGATTATCAAACCGCATCGAATAAAACTGAGCGAGGTCAGGGTTGCTGAAGCTTTGCGCCGGTAGCATGAGGATGTCGCCCAGCGCGCCGTCGGCGATCGCCTGCGTGTACTGACTGAACAGGTCCGGCAGTTGCTCGGCGTTGTCGGCCGGGCGCAGGAGGGTGGACAGCTCCAGGGTGCCGGTGGTCGTTGGCACCAGCAGCACGCTGCCAGGCTCGGTCTGCGTGATCCAGCGCGCCGCCCCGGCAGACATTTGCCGCCAGGTCGGGTGCTTGGCGTCGAGGTCGGCGAGCGCGATTGGTTCTAAATCAGAACCATTGAACCGCGCGCTTTCGATCTCGAACAGTTCGGCGCCGTTCGGCGCGCAGACCACGTTGCAGCTGCTCGGGGTGACGTTGAACTGGTCGCGGTCGCGCCACAAGCGAGTGCGCTCGCAGAAGGTTTGCGCTGCCTTGATGATGCTGGCAAACACCGTGGGTTCGGCACAGCCTGGCGCATAGGGCAGGATGCGCGGCAGAAACACGTCTAGGTCGATCATGCGGGCACCTTGGTGTTAGGGGATACCGATTGCTCGCCCGCGTCCTTGCCGCCCAGCGCCGCCTGGAAGGCCTGGTAATAACCGGTGGCAATCGCGCCGTTGGCGTATTCGCTGTCCTTGGCGAAGGCGCGGAACACCACATAGTTCACCAGCGCGCTTTCAAACTGGCTGTCCAGCGCCAGGCTGTCGGTGCCCGTACTGATCGGCGCCGGCATCACCGACAGACTGCCTTGAATGCGGGTGCCGGCCAGTGCAGGCGGGTAGACATAGAACACGTTGGGCGTGCGGTCGTCATACAGGTAGTGCTTGATCACCGCCTTGCCGGCGCGGGTGTGCCAGTCCGGGTCGGAACTGTCGAACAGGTGGCGCTCGGCCAGGCGAATCGCCCGACCGGGGGTAACACCGTCGGCGCCCAGGTTGCGCACCACGTCCAGCAGCTGCACCACGTTGTCGTCGAGCAACTGCTGGGTGCCGGCGACCAGCACCAGCGTCACCAGCTGCGCGCCCGCACTCGGGCGTAACGTCACCAGCGCGCCCGCAGCCTCATTGATCCAACTGACCAACTCGGGAACGGTCCAGCGAACGTGGTCTTCATCCTGTAGAAGGAAGCCAGCGCGCTGAATCAGGGTGGCGACGCTGATGCCGGCCATTACTCGGCGCCTTCTTCAGCCGGCTTGGCCAGTTCTTCGGTGATCTTTTCAATCGACCATTTGTAATGCGGGCGCGCGCCGAACTTGTCCTTGTAGGCCACCGCCAGCGCTTCGCGTTCAGCGACCGAATCGGCCGGGGCGTCGTTCGGCGCGTCGCCGTTCGAGTTCCCAGCGACCGAAACCGGCGCTGTCTCGGTAGTCGGCTTTGCGACAGGGGCGATAGTCGTGTCATTCGACTGGTCACCAGGCGGGGCTGGTGGTGGCGGCAGGTCGCGGGTGTCGAGAGCGTCCAGAGCGAGGTCGATGAAGTTGTGACGGTCCTCGTCGGGCAGGCTGTTCCACTCGGGAGTGGTCAGGCCGCTGAGTTCCAGCGCATACGCGACCACGTCATCCAGCTCAAACGGCGACTCAGCACCCAAGTCGAAGGTGGCCGGGTGTACGGAACTGCCCTTGATCAGGTTTTCATCGACCGGGGCCAGGGTGGCGGCGGCGGTCGGTAGGGTGTGCTCGACAATCGCCGGAATCAGCGCTTGTGGGATCGGCTCATCACCCGGCAGGCGATAGGCTTCACTGATGCTCAGCAGGCGGGCCAGGTGCGCGCTGTCTTCAACGTCGCAGACGTGGCGGCCTTGTTCATCAGGTTGGAATTGGTAGGCAGTAACGCCCAAGGTGACGACAGCAGGCGGATCACGACGAAGGATGCACTCGATTTTCATGGGGATGCTCTTTGTGGTGGGTACAAAAAAGGGCCAGCCTAGACCGGCCCTTTCGGGTGCGTAACGTCCCTGTTACTGCTTGGTGTACAAGATCAAGTCAATGACCTGGGCGGCACCCACCACCGAAGCGGTCTGTACCTTGACGCCAATCGAACGGTCGCCCGCGATCGGCACGATGCGGAAGCCGGCAATTTTCGACATGCGCGAACTTTGCGCATCCACAGCCGCCGCAAACAGTTCGTTGCCGCAGGTGCGAGCCTGGTCGGTATCACCCGGGATGCTCGACATGATGCCGACATCGTAGGTGGCGGTGCCCGCTTCATCGACGACCAGCGTGGCATCCACCACGGTGTGGTAGGCCGGCAGAATCGCCAGCTCGATGATGTCGCCGACAGCCAGGGTCAGGCCGGCCGGCACGGTGTAGGTGTAACGCTCAGCCTTGACGGTGCCAGCTTCGGAAGAAACCGGCGCCTGACGGTTCAGCGAACCCCAACGGGATTGAACAATAGCCATGATTACGTCCTCGGATTA